AGAGTTGACGCTGAACACCACGGCTTCGGCGTTGGGAGTGTCATCGAAGTCGTCGTGCTGCACTACGTGGATGCGTGTGGTCATGCTGTCGTCACTTCTTTCTGGTTACGAACCGACGCTTGGGTGCGTCGGCTGGCTTGGATGGGAGTGGTGCATCGGGATCGAAGTCATCCGGCACGATGACCCCGAACACGTTCTGGTGCCAGTCGTCGCCCACCGTCCAAGTGGGGTCAGTCTGTTCTTGCAGTCCGGCGAGCAGGTCGGACACCTGTTCGTCGGCGTCTGTAGCGGCCGCTGCGTTGATCACGGCCATGTCCAGGTCTTGGACTGCCACCCCGGCCCGTTGGCCCGTCTGCGTGGCTTGTACGGCTGTCCTGGGCACGTCCGGTCGGGCGGGCATCACGATGTCGCGTCGTGGGGCCCGGTCACGTTCGGCCTGATGCAACGAACCGGGGTACTTGGGGTGGTTGAGGCCCCATTCTTCACCGGCCAGCTGTGCGACTATCGAATCGAAAATGTATTCGACCGAGCGACCTGCTGTGATACCCCGCTTGCACCGGCACAAGTGGATGTCCAGTGCTGCGCAGACCCCGCAGGTGAACCATGCCACGTGCAGGTCGTCGGGCATCACGGTGACCATGCAGGCGGGTCGCCCTGTCTCCTTGACAACCCGGTAGTAGGTGTTCGGCGGGACCATCGGCTGATACACCGGGGGATAGATCGATGGTGCCATTGCCAGCGGCACCAACACGGTGTCGGTCCGGTGCTTATCCCGCTTCGATCCCTGTGGAGGCTTGGGCCAGTTCTTCAGGTTGTACGTCGGCGTCCGTTCAGGTAGCTGCCGTTGCCGTTTGGTTGCTGGTTGCATCCGACGCATGGCGGGTGCTGGTGGTGGTGTTGGTTCTACATCCCGCTTCGTGAGAGGTAGGAGGCGACGCCGTGCCATGGGGTTCCCTTCCCGTGTTCGTCACTTAGACAGTGGACGAAGACGACGCAACTGCTTGGGAGGGGCTGCGTCAGGTGTCTTCTTGACAGTCATCTTGCGTTTGGTGCTGGGTGCTGCGATGTCCAGGGCCAGCTGCGTGCTGGCCTTGAGTGTGGTGCTGCCCTTGCCGTATTCAGCAAGCAACGTGCCGTCGGGGGCATACACCCTGGCCAGTCGTCGCGGTCCACTCTGTGACTTGGCGAAGAACTGCGCCCCGTCTTCGGATGGGAAGGCGTAGGTGTTGTCAGGGTTCAAGAAGTCAAGCGGGCCCAGATACACCGACCAATACGTGGTGCGCTTGGTCGTATGTGTGAGTGCTGGCATCGGATGTGCCGGGCGTTCGATCCCCGGTCGCATGGTCCGGGGTCGTTCGCTGCCTGACAATGCGGGCTTGGGTGCTGGCTTCTTCGTCAGGACCATCCGGCGTTTGGCTGGTGGCATCGGTTCCTTTCTGACTCCATGTACTGAGCACGATGGCACAGCGGATACACGTCACCGTGGCGGTGTTCGACACCCGCTTGCCGTGGATGAACCGGTCGGAGCACAGTGGGATCAACTGCCGACCGATGTTGGTTGTCATGATGCGAACTAAGTGGACCCGCCCCGATGACCACTTCGATGGTGTCGCTTCCCACTTGTACAGCCGGATGGTGCTGTTATCCCCCACGACTTTGGTCCGCCTTGTCTACTTGATGGACGCCTTGATGAACGGGTTGACGGGGATGGTTGCAGAGCACGCTGCCAGATCGGCCACTTCGATTTCACCGGACTTGATGCAGGCGTCCAGCTTGGCCTTGTCCACCACGGGTGTAGTGATCTTCCGCCACAGCACCGGGCCGATACGGGCTTTCAGCTTCTTCTCGTCCGTGACGATCTTGCCGTCGCTTTCCACCACCGTGACGGTGGCCCTGCGGCCATCGGGTAGCAACGTGGTGTGTGACTTGGGCCCGTTGCGCTTCGGACCACGGTTGGCAATCATCGTTTCGGCCACCGGGGTCTTGGCCTTCTCTGCCATGTCGGAGAGTTCTTCGGCCCGCTTCTTGTAGTCCAGCCACACCACGATGGCTTCGTCCAGGTCCAAGTTGGGCTGGTCGTCGTCCTGCTCCGGTGGTTCCAGGACGATCTGGGGTCGTGGTCGGCGGGTGGGCTTCCTGGTTCGGGAGATGTCTGGCATGGGTTTCCTTTCTGGTTGACAGTTACTAATATATGAGGTGCTGGCGGATGTAACTCCTGGGCAGGTAGATCGGGGCCTGCGTTGCCCAGTTGTTGTGCCAGGCGCTGGTGGCAGGCGGTTCATCAAGGAGAACCCCTTGCAACCTGCTAGGGCCAATACCGGTGATGCGGACACGCACCCCGGCCATCGCCTTTGGGCTTACCAACGAAATAGTGTGGCCGATCACGTCCGCACGCTTGAACGTGCGTTCTTGCCCATCGGGGCACGCCATGCTGAAACATGCTCGTTCACTGTCATCGGCACTTGCCTGTCGGACGGTGGTAACCGGTGGATAGGTTGGTGGCAGCGTTAGGTTCGGCGTGGGTGGCAACTCGGATGCCCTGATCTTGTGGTGATCGGCAGCGGGTGGTTGTGCATCGGTGACCACCCCGGCCGAGCCACCTGCCAGCTTGCGAATGACCGTGCCGTCATTGCCCACTTCCAGCAACTGTGCACCGGCTGTCAGTGTCCCGACATTGCGGTCGGCCCAGTTCGGGTCGATCACGTCACGCCTGGTGAAGCACGCCTTGGCTATCTCCTTGATGTGCTTGTCCATGTGGCCCATCTTGATGGCGTCCAGCACTTGGCCGATTTCTGTATCCCAGAACTCGATTTCTTCTTCGTCACGTGCTGTGTGCACTTGGTGTCCTTTCGTACTTCCACCAGCGGGCCACGGTTTCGTCGTCCACTGTCATGCCACCACGACCCAGCTTGGACAGGTTGTCCAAGAAGGTTTCCCGAGCCCACCGACTACGGGTGGGCAAGTCCTGCTGGGTGATGACCGTCATTCCTTCGACATCGGGGAAGTCGTGCATGACGCAGGTGTCCAGGATGCGGGCCACGGGTGCAAGCCTTTCGACCTGCACCCGGTAGTCGTTGACCTTCGCCTTGTAGGTATCCGTGTTCATCGGGCTTCCTTGATGATGGCCTTGACCAGCTTGGTCGTCGTCGGAACCATGTCCAGCGCCGACATGATCGGGTAGAAGTGCTGACAACTGTGAGCTTGTTCCTTGCGCCATCTGGCAGTGTCGGCAGGTTTCAAGAAGGTCGGAATGTACCCGTCCAGGTAGTACATGGTCGTAATCACTCCGGCAGTGTTCAGTTGCTGGGTAATCCGATCTGGGCGAGTGTCATACCATCCGCCATCTGTCATCAAGACAAGCAGCTTGTGCTTGCGCTTGGACAGACCGAAGATGCGACGTGCATCCTGTAGGACCGCTGTCGGGTCGGTGCCACCATCGTGCTTGAAGAGTCGAAACGCAGTCTTGTTGGTCTTTGCACCGTGTTCGTACATCGACCAGCCGACGCTGTTATACGCCAGCACGGTGGACGTGACGCCGATGGATTCGAACGCCGCCTTCATCATCCACAGCGACTGGCTGAGTGTGTACATCTCATTCGCCATAGATCCGCTGATGTCGCAGCAGAACACCACTTCGATGTCCGTGGCGTCGTTGACTCCTTCGTCCCACTGGTCGTGGATCGTTTCCAAATCCCCACCACGGATCACCCGCTGCATGTTGATGCGACCCGACGCCTGGTGCGTGTGCCAGCCGGGGTCATGAATCTGAGCCAACTGGGCCAACTGCCGGGCGATGGTACGCATCCCCGCCACCATGGTCGGTTCGACAGGTGTCAGCCGGAACTTCAATGGAGGCAAGTTGTTGGACGGACCAAGGTTGCGCATCGACTGCTGCTTCTGCCTGACGTCATCCTGCACGTCGTCGATGCTTTCGGACTGCTTGACTGCCTCTTCCATCATCTTCCGGATAGCGTCCATCGGTGGCACACCTGGGTCGTTGCCACCGGTCAGGCTTGTCCCGCTGCCCGGCGTGTCGTTAGCCGGTGTGTCATCTTCACCAACACAAGCACCGTCATCCATATCAGGATCACTGCCCCGATAACCAGGAGCAGTGTCACCTTCAGACTGATCGCCAGCATCCACATCACCAGACCCGCTATCCCCCGACCCAGCATCGCTGTCGTCTTCCACGCCAGGATCGCCAGGAACACCTGCATCATCGCCGTCGCCCTCTTCTGAATCCTGCTTGTCGCCCGGCTTGCTGTCGGGCTTGCCGTTCTGCTTGCTGTCGCCCTGCTTATCGTCCTGCTTGTCATCCTGCTGCTGACCACCCCGAGCCGGTTCATCCTTGGCTTCCTTGGCAGCTTCGGCAGCAGCTTCTTCTGCCCACTGCGCAGCGTCGGCTGCATTGCGCTGTGCCTTGTCGCTCATCGGACGGCCCTTGTTCACTTCTTCGGGACGGCCCTTGTTCTGATCGTTGCTGTGACCGTATGCGTCAGACGGCGGGGCGATGGAAGACATAAGTGCACTGAACTCTTTCACCAGTTCGACAGCACGATCCATCTGCGCAGGCAGTGACAGGAACCGGTACTCATCGATCACAGCCTTGAAAGCATCCAGCGATGCCTGGTCCATGAACGTGCGTTCCAACATGCGGCGGATGGCAGCGGGCAAGAACGTCCGACCATGGGCCAGCACGAACGCGGTCTTGGACTGCGTGTGCAGGTCTTTCAGGCAGTAGCGGGTGAAGATGGACACGAAGTACGGAGCAGTAGACGGGAACAGCCCCGTCAGCATCGTTTCGATCCGCTGGTCTTCCAGGATGTTGAAATAATGCCAAGTGCCCATGCCCCTGAACTCTGCATACGCACCACCTACCTGTGCCGGTCGCGGCGTGTACAAAATGTGAGCAAGTTCGTGGTAGTTCACCCCGGTCAACGCGACGATGCCTTCGACGGTGGACACCGGGGCGTTCAGCTGTGCCGTGTTGAACGTGATGACCCTGCCGTCCGACCATGCCGGTGCCGGAGTGCTGTTGCTGACCAACACAACGTCGATGTCCCGTCCGGCCAGGATGCGGTCGGCACGTGCGAAGGTGCTGGCAAGTGCCTTCAACCGTTCTGTCTGGATGTCCATTGCGGTGAGCAGAGGTTTGATTGCTGTTGTCATCGTGATACCGCCCGTCACTTGCCGTCGTCGCTGGCGTCGTCTTTGTCGTTGTCTTCTACCCAGTTGACACCGAACACGCCCCAGTCGGGATCGACATCGCCGATCCGCCAGGTGCGTCCAGTCTCTCTGTCGTACCACGTGCTGTCGCGTGTGTAGCCGGGTTCGATTTCGTCGTCCGGCACTTCGACGTGTTCGATGGGCGGCAGCAGTTCGTTCTCAATGTTCGCCCGCATCGTGTCGAACACCAGCTTGATCGGTGACCGTTCGTCCTGGCTGAAGTGATTGACGAAGTTCATCACCGCGATGTCCATGCCGATGCCACGAGCAACGTCTTCGAACTCGATCAGCATGTTGGTGCTGACCGGGGTTTCGAACTCCCCCTGTTCGACGCGGGACCGTATGTCGTTAGCAGCCTGCCGCAGTGTGTCACTACTAACGAGTTTCTTTTCGACAGCGGCGTCGTAGTCCCACTTCAGTTGGATGCTGAACCGATTGCGCAGGGCAGCGTTCATTTCCGTGGTGCCCTGGTAGCCGGGGTTCATGTCCGCGATGATGAACAGGTCTTCGTGAGCCCGGATGATTTCACCTTCGTGGTCCAGCAGGACGATTTCACGACGGCGGTCCAGCAAGCCGAACATGACGGTGGCCACACGCGGCGGGGTGAAGTTGATTTCGTTCCAGAGCAACACGCCACCGTGCCGCACCACGTAAGTGACCGGACCGTCCACCCACTTGAATCCGCCACCCGGTTCCGGCACGTGCTTGCCGAACAGCTGCGACGGTTCGATGCCCACGTTCGACGGGATCGACGCCATCATGAGTCCGTTCTTGGCGGCGTACGCAGTGACAGCCATCGTCTTGGCTGCACCGGTCGGTCCTTCAAGGAGGACGTTCTTCTTGGTCGCCATCGCGTAGTCGAAGATGGCGAAGTCAGGGGTGCCGTGGAACTTGCGGCCAACGTACTCTTTGAAGACTTCCTTAGGTGGGACACGTGCAGGCTGCACTGGGTGCATCTTCGATTCCAGCGATGCGGGAGTCTTCGTACGGGTCGTGGTCGTACGGGTCATAGGACGGGTCATCTTGGGTTCCATTCATTTGTTGAGGTAGGTGACCATCGTGTTTGGTACCACTGACACTTTCTATGTGCTAACTACGGGTGGTGACTAGCTAAGCCCCCTTTAGGGGGCTAGGCCCCACCCGGTTGCCCAGCTGAGTCATGGGTGGGTAGTGGACCGAAGTCGAAGTTCGGTGCCTTGACTTGCACTTCGATACCTTCGTAGAAGGAGTACAACTCCTGATCCCCCACGCCCACCATGCTGGGTGTGGACTTGTCCACGTTCACCCACCACTGACGATGAGTCATGTCACCCATCTTGTTCAGCGGGCCGCGGACCGTGATGTTGTCAGGTAGAAAGTCGTTCATCCTGGTCAGGGTCAGCCGGGTGAAGTAGCCACCGGTTTGGAGCTTGGCGTACCAATGGCCGGTGTCTGCATCGCGGCGGTAGGTGACCACGTTGGTGTTGTGCACCCGCACCGTAATGGTCAACGGGTCCGTCCACACCATGCCGATGTAGGTGTTGTTTTGTAGCTTCGCTTGTGCCGATGACATCGGAGTCTGCCCTGGCGTCCAGCCTAAGTGCGCAGCGACCACGTCAAGCGGGTGGGTGTGCGACTTCATTGTGTAGCTCCTTGAGATTCAGCATCGTCTGGGTGGTCGGCCATCCAGTCCCGTTCAGCAAGGTACTGGGCTGTGGCGTAATCGGGTTCGCCCCACATCAGGTAATCAATGAGGCGGACGGTGACGTAGCGTACGTGTTCCGATGTCTGTGCCATCAGGTCGTCGCCACCAACAACACGATGTAGACGCCGACCACCCCGAGCCCGAACAGCGCGATCTGGCCGATGCGAAACTTGATCAGCTGCCGGTTCATTCGCCAACCTCCAACTTCCAGCTGCCGATCCTGTTGCCGTTGGTGTCCAGGATCGATTGGGTCTTGTTGTCCGCACCATGGTCCAAGACCTGCTGCGCAGTCTTGATGAGTATCCGGGCCAACTCCTGTTGGGTGTCTTCGGCAAGGACTTCGTTGTCACTGGCGATCATCAGGGTGAACCTAGGCATATCGTTCTACCTTTCGCGTTGGGATGTCGGGTGCTTTACAGAGTGTCGAGTGCGGCCTTGACTTGCTGGCGGAAGTCGTCGTTGGTCTTCAGCCCGATCAGTTCGCACCGCCGGATGAAGGTGTCAAGTGCTTCGTCCTTGGGGTCGGGCGTTTCGTACTCTTCGATGGGGTCACTGAGCTTCCCCACTTTCGATTCGTAAACGTGCCAGTTGCCATATGTGGTTTGCCAGTGCACCTTGCTGATCTGTTCCCAGACCACCTTGGTGCCTGAGCCCCGCTGGGCTTCGTCCAGAGTCTTCATGACCCCTAGCACGACTGGGGTGGGTTCAGCTTCGTCGTCATCTGCTGCGTACACGTTGGTCACAAGCGTGAACAGTTTCATTGTGTGTAAGTTCCCTTTCCGTCTAAGTGCCGCATGGTTGTTTGTGTTGACCACCCCGAGCTAGTCCATCCGGCTGCCGGGGATCGCGTTGACACCTGCTGCGATCAACACGTCAGCGAACGCACGTGCGTAGGCCATCTTGCGTTCCAGCGACTGGTTGAAGTCGCGTACCCAGAGTTCGACGCCACCGTGGTAACCCTTGCGGCAGCCCTTGCTGTCCTTCAGATAGCGTGCGAATGATCCGTTGCCGGGGCGCACCGTGATCCAGGCGAAGCCACAGACGCCATCCATCACCGGTTCGTACCGCTTGATGATGGGAGAACTGTCATCGAACGGGTTGGCACGCTGCACCACGTGCATGGGTACCGGCACTGCGTTGTTACCGGCCAGCATCCCTGCATCGTGCGCCACGCTGAACAGGAGTTCACACTGGGTCCGGTCCATGGTGGGGCTGGTAGTCGGCTGCACTGGTTCCGGAACCGACACGACCTTCAGGCAGTAGCGGTGGAACATGTTCAGTGGAGTACGCACTTGCATCCGCAGGTCGTCCAGCGAATAGACCGTGTTGCGGGCGGCGGACACACTGGTGATTGTCAGTGTCTTGGGCTTGCCGTCCCAGGTGTGGCGTAGTGCGTGCTGCCACACCATCCCCTTGACCGGAGTGACCTTGTTGTCATTCGTGGTGACGTTGCTAGGCATGTGCGTCTACCCTTCGTGGTTGTGTGATTGACAAGCGATGCCGAACGGGACTTACAGACCACCCCGACCTGCGTATTCCAACAGAGCCTTGATGGACAACTGCTGCCCCGGCTTGCGTGGCAGCTTGCGGACGACCTTGCGCTGGCCCCGGCTGTCAGTGGTGTACAAGTACAGCCACTGCCGGGTGTGAGCCATGTCGGTGATGCGGTACTGGTTGCCGCCGACACGAATGACCCGCCCCACTACTTGGGTAACGGGTATCAGTTCGAAAGCCGCGATGGCGTGACCGTTGAACACTAGAGTTCGCAGGCACAGGGTGACGTGTGGTGCCGAACGCAGACCGACCTTGGGGGCTGAAGCACTTTGCGTGCTTTGTGTGTAGCGGTTGGACGGCCATTAGTGGTCTTGCACCGCTGGCCCCTAAGTGCACCGCAGAACGGGCACTTGACGTTCGTGGAGTGGTCACGTGAGTAGTTCGCATAACCTGGCTTGGACATGTCGTACATCCCTTCGTGGTTGATGGAGCAGGTTGGATGACTTGCGTCGTCCTGGCCAGGCACGTACCCGAATGGGTTGGATACGTGCATGACCAGCACGGCAAGGTCATCAGTCTTGCCGTACACGTGATGTGACGTGGTGCTAACGTCATTGTCTTTTGTAGAGCTGACCCGCTGGCCGATGTGCTTGTGACAGTCAACGCTGTCGAATAGCGACCCGGTTTCTATCGTCGTCCGCTTTCATACGCCGCTTGTGTAGGGCTACGGGCTTGGGCGCTTGTATTGATCCCGGCGATCACGTAAGTGCCTTCCGGTTTCCTGGTGCTGTCCCCAAGCTGAAGTGGAGCGATCCCACCTGCTTGCTTCCGCAGTACCGCCCATGATGCTGGCGCGTACTAGTTACATGTGCACGATATCTACCTTGTCCCTGGCGGGTGGCTTACATCTTGACTATGCGTCTGACAGGCTATCGATTGTCCTGTCCCCGTAGTTCTGAGTCGAACACCTAGCTGCATCGTTTCCGGCACTTGCCGTAGTTTGATTCCGATGGCACAACGGGCCACCATCGGTTGCACTAGGTTCGCAGGGTCTTCGTCGTTATCGGGTAGGCGCACCCTGCCGTTGCGTTGGATGCCTTGCATGATTTTGCGTCATGTCTTCCGCCCGATTGTGCTGGGATTCGCTAAGTCCCGGTTCACCACCCCGAGCTACTTTGTTGTTGCCGCTGCTGTTCACAACCGCACGGACGTACGTCCAAGTGTGCGGGTAAGCGTGAAGCTGGCCCAAGTAGGAGGTGGCCGATTCCGACCCCTGCTATGTCGTCACTGTCCAGTTATGAAGGTTCGAAGGTTCGGCGCTTTGAGGGTCTTGCTGCGGACCCTGCGGCCCGACTGCCCGGATTTGAGTTCACCAGGGGCTTCCGTCGTGCCCTACCTTGCCCACCGCGCTAGCGGCTTGACGCTAGCTTAGTGCAAAAACGACCCAGGTCGCAATACCAAACCGGACATTCGCCCAAGCACTTTTCGGACATTTCAGGACAAAATATCGGGGCAAACCAGACATTATAACCCATACAGACCACCGCATACTAGGGCAAACCGGACATAATGACCCGTCCAGCTGGCCAAACCTGTCCGCATAGTGGACTGTCGTCCAGATAGTGGACAGCCCAGGATCGCTACGGCATAGGCAGTTTCACATCGACAATGTGAACGTGTAGTATCTACTCGATAGCTAGCCCATCCAACCCATCCATCTGAAAGGTAAACTCATGTCTGAAGCCACTGCTGAATCGGCACCCCGTACTGCTCGTAAGCGGGTGGCCAAGAAGGCTGTCGCGGAGAACACCACCCAGACCACCCCGACCGCTGACACGGATGCAGCCCCGGCACGCAAGGTGGCCCGGAAGGCTGTCAAAAATACAGCTGAGAAGCCCACCACTCCGGTCAAGAAGACGGCCCGGAAGGCGACCAGCAGACCGGCTGTCAAGAAGACAGCTGAGAAGACTGCGGCCAAGACGACTGTCAAGAAGACAGCCACCAAGTCCCCGGCCAAGACGACTGTCAAGAAGACAGCTGCCAAGTCCCCGGCCAAGAAGGCGGCTCCGGCTGTGGAACGGGAACGCAACGAACACGGCTACGTCGTCGGCACGGACATGGCTCTGATCAGCGACATGCTGGTGGCCGGTGGCGAAACCCGTGGGGAAGTAACGGACCGCATCCGTGGGTCTATCGAACCGACAACCCGTGGTGGCCAGCCCAAGAACGTGTCGTCGCTCGTTTCGATGGCCATCAAGGAACTGACTGCACGCGGATACACGCAGGAAGCAACGTGGCGCTTCATTCCGCCCGTAGCATCTTCGGACAGCGGTCGCAAGTCCACCGCTGCGCCCGCTGCCAAGAAGACCGCCAGGCGTGCGACAGGCCGGGCTAAGGCAAAGGGCTGACGGGTCCGGTAACGTCGTCATACGATGCCGTGGTCTGGAAGGGCCCGGTTCCCCGCATATCGGTTGGGAGGCCGATGGGGAACCGGGTTCTTTCTATCTTGCGGACACATTGGACGACGACGATTGGACGGACGTGTCTTCATCACCGGAAAGATTGCTGCTTAGCTCCATTGTGCGGGACGGCGACATGAACGTGGCCATCCAACACGGGCTAGCCCCCGACATGTTCCACGCCTTCCCCGACGAATGGCTGTGGATGCAGACGTACTACATGAAGTACAAGCGGTCCCCGTCGAAGCTCGCGTTCAAGCACAAGTTCCCCGAGTTCCGGATCGCGGCTGTCAATGACACAAGTCACTTCGCGGATGAAGTCCGACGCCACCACGCACGCACGTTGCTGACCGGCACACTCAGGGACGCTAGCAACCTGATAGCTGACGGCAAGCTGGACGCAGCCTTGATGGCCCTACAAGGGTCCGTGGTCGGGATCGCAGCGGGTATGTCGGACAACGTTGACCAGGACATCTTCTCGAACTATGAAGACACCCTGGTCGAAGTAGACCGGCGATGGAAACTTGTCGAAACGAAAGGTTACAGCGGTATTCCCACCGGCATCCCGACCCTGGACGAACGGGTCGGCGGGTTCAACGCTGGAGAACTCTGGTTGTTTGCCGCCCGGTTGGGTGAAGGAAAGTCGTGGACCTTGCAGTCGATGGCCCTGGCGGCGGCGATGGAAGAGTACGTCATCCAGTTCAACGCGCTGGAACAGTCCCGTGCCCAGGTGTCAATGCGTATCCATGCGCTGTTGTCGGGGTCTATCGGCAAGACAGTCTTCAGCAACACCGACTTGATGCAAGGCAAGGGCTACGACCCCGGCGAGTACAGGCTCTTTCTGAAAGACATGAAGGAAACCATCAAGGGCAAGTTACACGTGTCGGATTCCCCACGACTGACACCACTGGGCATCGCTGCACAGATCGAGAAGAACAAGCCTCACGCGGTCTACGTGGACTACGTGCAGCTGATGTCGAAGGGGAAGGACTGGCAGGACATCGCAGCCATCAGCGGTGAACTGAAGGCCGTCGCCATGGAGTACCAGGTTCCCGTCATCGGGGCAGCCCAGCTGAATCGTGACGCAGCAGGTGGCAAGGGCAACGCAGGCCCCGAAAAACTGGGTGGGTCGGACGCACTGGGCCAGGACGCCGATGGTGTGGTCACCAGCAAGCAACTCAGTGAACGTGTCATCCGGCACATGCTGGCCAAGAACCGCAACGGTCCCGGTGGGCAGACGTTCTACATCCACTTCGATCCCACCCAGGGCATCTACAAAGAGGTCAGCGCCAACCGGGCCCGCGACCTGATGGACGAAGACGAAGACAGGCGCGACCGGGAAGAGACCAAGTGATGCGCTTCTTCCGGCGACTACGTGCACGACATGTCTGCAAGAAAAAGGGGCACGGTCGTCTGGTGCGGGTAGTGGACCAGTATCACGCATTACCGGAAATGAACTACCTGACGGCCGTCCCCATGGTCATCGACAGACAGCACTACGAATGTGCTCGGTGTGGGAAACACATCCGACCTGCCGGGGTGCAGTGATGGCACGACGGTTCGATGAGTTCGCAGAGAAGTATCTGAACATCAGTCTGCGGTCCGGTCCCGAATACATGGTGCAGTGCGTCTTTCACGATGACAGTCGGGCGTCGATGCAGTTCAATGCTGATCGCGGCCTCTTCGTCTGCTTCACCTGCGGCATGGGTGGCGGGATGCGGAAGCTGATGGCCGAGTTCGGTTTGCGGTCCATCGAAGAATCGTTGGACGTGTCCGACATCCTGGCCCGGCTGGACGAGATCGATCGTCGTGACGGCAAGCCTGCCAAAGACGACCTGCCGGTGCTACCGGAAAGCTACCTACGCCGGTTCTGCGGGCCGCTGGACTACTGGGAAGACCGGGGGCTGTCGATGGACACCATCAAGCGGTTCGGGCTGGGCAGCGACCCGCTAGAGACCGAGATAGCCACCATCCCGATCCGCAACGTGTCGGGCGGGCTGTTGGGTGTCATCAAGCGGGATGGTTCTGATGATGCCCCGATCCGCTACAAGTACCCCAAGGGCTTCAAACGGTCCCGGCACATGTTTGGGTCATGGCTTGTCGAAGAGACAGATTCCAACCTGGCCGTGGTGGTCGAAGGGTCTGTCGATTCGATGATGGTCTGGGAAGCGGGTCTGGTGGGCCTTGCCCAGTACGGGTCCACCATCGGACGACCTCAGATCAAGTTGATGCTGGAACTGGGGATCGAACGAGTCGTCTTGCTGTATGACAACCCGGCCATCGACAAGGCAGGTGCACTGGCTATCCGGTATGCGCTGGGCTGGCACCGGGAAAAGGATCGCAAGACCGGCAATGTCACCGAACGCTACGACCCGACTACCGACCTCGCACGGTTCTTCCAGGTCGCCATCGGGCAGTACCCCACCAAGCCGCGTCGGGTGAAGGACCCCGGTGCCATGACGGTCAGCCAGATTCAAACTGCGGTTGGCTCCGCACTGGCTGCCTGATAGTCTGCGTGTTACGTCGTCCGAACCCGCAGACACAAAGAACCCCCGGAAGTCACCGCCTCCTGTACACCAGGTGACTACCGGGGGTTCTTGCTGTACGGGCCCTAGACGCTTTCGATGCCCATCGGGCCCGTCCGTAGCTGCCAAGCCCCGTCAGGCCGTCAGCGGGGCGTACAGCCGGGCTCTAGCTGGTGCTGGGTGGGTTCGTCATGCCGGTGGGGGCCGGAACCACCTGGGTACCCTTGGCCGGGGCGTTGGGGACCTTGTAGACCCCGTACGTGGTGGCCACGGCCAGGATGGCGTCCGCAACCGTCAGAGCGGTGCCGTGCAGGAACCCGGACGACACAGCCATCGCCACCACACCTACGGCAGTGGTGACTGCCTTGGCTACCTCTTTAGCGGTGATTGTCATGTTGATACTTCCTTCAGTGCAAGTGCGGGGTGGAGGCCATGGCGGGGATCGACATGGCAAGTATCTGAACGATAGAAGCGGTGGACATCCCGATCCACAACCTTCGGACCCACTTCGGTGCGTGGATGTACGAGCGTTGCGGGGTGTTGGTTCCGGTGCCTTCCATAGTGGGTGTCCTTTTGATGGCTGCGATGGGATGTTGATCGATCACTTGCGCCGGTCGTTGTCCGACTTGCGGTAGCTGGCAGTCAGCACACCCACGATGGCCATGAACGCCACATTGAGTTCCGGTGCCGGGGTGTAGCCCTTCACGAAGATAGGCGCTGTGAAGTTGACTGCCCAGACGATGGCGACTATCAGAATGATGGCGGTGCGCAGCCGATTCGACATGGCACCTCCCTGATGTGTCGCTCATCGATCCGCCTTTCAAGCCTATCTGTGTGATCCACCAGAAACGTGACAAGGACATCCAGTTCTGTCCGAATGTCCTCATCACGTCACCTGATTGGGCTACAACGCCACTAGCGCGTCGAAGGTCTTCTGACCGGCGATGTAGTCAGTACCCAGGTTGTGCGCCGTCTGGAAGGCACCCAACGAAGCGTGAGTCTTCACACCTGCGATGCCGTCTGGAACACCGTTCTTGCAACCGCAGTCGAAGCCCGCGGCTTGGAGCATGGCCTGAAGTGCCTTCACACCGTTGCTGCCGTTGTCGTGGACCGGGGTCTTGTCTGCGTTGCGCAGGTCAAGGTTTTGCACGTTGACACTCCATGTGGTCGGGGATGGGGCCGGAACTGGGACAGGTGCCGGTGGTGTGGGGTCGCTGACCGGGACCACCACGGGCGGTGCTGGTTCGGTCTGGCTGGTTGTCGATTCGATACCCCACAACGCTTCGAGTGCCATCCTGGTGCCGGGGAACACGGACACGTCACACGGCTGGATGCCACCGATTGACACTGTGGACTTGTACTGGCGCAGGTCGTAGGACTTGCTCCCGCCCCATGCGTTCCAGTAGCCCGGGGTGACGCCCTGCTGGTCACGCCCACCGGACTGAAGCACCTGCCACGGATCGGCGGTGCAGTTCTCGTTCGACACGTAGGTGCCGCCGTCCCACACCCAGCTGAACCCGTTGGCCGGAAGGGTTGGGTTGTGCAGGTAGCCGTTCATGTACCAGCGGCCCGAGTAGATGCCCAGTGGCCGGTCAGTCAGCTGTTGCCAGCGGGCCAGGAAGTCCAGCACGTCCTGCCACGACGGACCGTTGCCCCTGGCGTCTTGCGTTTCGACATCAATGCAGTGACCGACCAGGTTCACGTCACCGAGCAGTTGGGTGATGGCCCAGAACCGTTCGGCCTGCGCTGCACCGTTGCCTTTCTCCATGAAGAAGTAGCGGGCTCGGGGAACACCCAGTGCCTTCAGCACCGCATCGTTGGCGCGGGCCAGGATGTCGGAACCATCGGGGTTGAAGCTCACTCGGCCGTTGCCGGTGATGAGTCCTTGCCCGCACTTGTAGATACCGAAGCCGATGTTCTGCTGTTGCAGGATCGACAAGTTCAGTGCACGACCGTTGACGTTGGACACGTCAGGGCCGATCAGCACTTGGTTCAGATCAGCGAACGTCATGGATGGGCTCCTTGCCTAGCTGGTTGGGATAGCGCCTGCTGTCTTACCGATGGCGTCAGTTGCCATGGTAAGCGTGATCAGGCTGGTCACCACTCGTTCCAGGATCGGCACGATGTCTGTCAAGGTGACATTAGGGTTCTGCAAAGTGGCCAGGTCCGCTTGCCCCTGCGCCACCGCTGCTGCCATCTGGTCTTGTGCACCGCGAATAACTGCTGGGCTCGATGCCGGTGCCAAAACGGTGGTAGCCATTATGACACCACGATCTGAACGGACATCCCCTCGCACGTCACCGTGATGGTGTCGCCCGAAGTTGTGGATGTCACATCGATAGCTGCTTGGCCGTTCATTACCGGTTCAGTTGTCAGTGCGCCGTTCACGTTGAAGGTGGCCGACGTAGGTGCGCCGTCGTTCTGGTTGGCGTACGTCACCGTTGATGCAGTCGTGCCATCTGCCGGGATGGTCAGCGTGCTGGCAGTCAGCGAAGGAAGCGGTAGTTCAACTGGCACATCGACAGTGATGACGTTTGCTGTGACGGTGGCAGTACCAACCGACGTGGGTGCAGTGATCTGAAGTTGAGCTTGGTGGTCTACAAGCGCAACATTCGTCGTGGTCCCATTGAATGTCACATCGACATTCGCGGGTGCACTACTGCGCTGATCGATGTAGGTTACAGTCAGTTGCTGCCCCAATGTGGCCGTGGGTGGGTCAACTGTCAGATTGACAGTTACCCAGATACCAGCAGCGTCATCCCACTGCGTACCGGGAGGTTGCGGGGGACGGAACATCGGCACACGGTCCGATTCCCAACTGCCACCCACATGGGCATAGCCAGCGTTGGGGCTGGTAACAGCCACCAACTTCTTCTGTTGTTCTTGATACATCGCAGTCAGTACGTCGATGGAGTCTGTGTCGGTGTCATCGATGATGATGACGTTCTCGACATAGCCTGTCGAACTGACAACTGCGTAACTAGTCTGTGTCATGTTTGATTCCTAAGCAGCAGTCGGGACAGAGTACGTAACGACGATGTAGCCGGACCCGCCTGCACCACCAGTGCCACCAGTGCCACCTGCACCCGAAGTTGCACCGTTTCCACCGCCGCCCCCACACCCACTATTGGCTGCCCCCGAGCCACCAGCTGTACCTGATCCAGTGGGTGCAGACCCAGCAATAGCTGGTGTTGCAGCGCCACCGGTTATACCGGTGCCTGCGCTACCTGCCGGGCCTGGACCGACACTTCCACCGCTCCCACCACCTGGTTGCAAAAAACCCGTGTACCCGACATAGGCTAATCCAGCTGTGCCGTTGTTCGCAGGGCCGGCGTACGAGCTTCCTGTACTTCCGCCGCCGCCCCCACAGCCCCCACCACCGCCAGCGGGGAGGGTACCAGCAGACTGGCCAGGACTCTGGCTGCCAAAGCCACCAGTGCCACCACTGCCACCTGCACCACTGGCACCAGCGGATGTGATGTAGTTGCCAGCACCGCCGCCGCCACCTGAACCACCACCACCGCCACCGCCAGGTCCACCGCCGGAACTACCACCAGTGCCACCACCGCTGCCGCCACCTGATCCAAAACCGTTACCTACACCCGCGGTATTTGTATAGTTTATTGTTGCACCATTCGTACCTCCGGCAGCACCAATCCCCGCTCCGCCATTCACTCCTGCGTACCCGCCACCACCACCACCACCACCACCGGGCGCCGTGCAGAAACCGAACGTGGTCATACCACCGGTCCCGCCTGCGCCACCCGATGTAGGGGTACTAGCGCCAGCAGTACCCCCAGCGCCACCTGCCCCAATGGTGTAGGTGATTCCGGTACCCGGCGTACACGGAACGTTCGGATACGGAATAGCAAACCCACTGCCGCCACCACCACCGGGCCCGGAGTAGGGACCACCACCAGCACCACCACCGCCGCCGCCACCACCACCAACGACAATCACGCTGTCGAGGTTGGTAACACCTTGGGGTGGGGTCCACGTCCCGCTAGTTGTCAACTTGACAGACACCTTGGATGCCTGGCGGGTACGCAACTTCGATGCACTCATCTGCTAGCTCAACTCCTGACCGAATGCGGTGAAAGTGACGCCGGTTGCTGATGCACGAACCCCGATGATGTCACCGTTGGTGCCCGATCCCGCGACACCAAGTTGGAGTGATTCCACGGCGTTCGGGCCCAGGTCCATGTCGTAGACCAGTGCTGTTGCGGCACCAGCAGCTGCACCAGCAGGGCGGACGTAGATTCTGAACGTCTTCTCGTTGGCGTCCGTGTTGCAGATCACGATGGACGAACAGACGAACCCAAGCACGGTGTTGCCCGGTGCATACATCGGGGTGTCGGTGTTCGCGGTAGGCGACACCTGGCCCAGTATCTTCAACTGCTGTGCCATGACTGGCTAGCTCCCCATCTGTAAGAAGGTTTGGGTGATGGCGTTGTGGTTGGCGTCGTTGGCAACACCTACCGCCGAACTGATACCTGCCTCGATGTTGTTCAAGTGGGCAGCATCGACAGCCGGTGCACCACCGTTCACCCAGGTGGTCTGTGCGTACGTCGGGTCTGGCATATCGGTGGTCCTATCCTCGAATGATGCTGTCGGTGCGGTCTAGGTACAGCGACTCGTTGATTGTCTTGTTATAACTGAATAGCAACCTCGCCACCATGATCCCAGAGTTCGGGGTAGCTGTCGCACCGACACCTGCGAACCAGCCCAGTTCCTGGATGTTGACGTTCGATTCACCAGACGCGATCAGGGCCTGCGTATACATCTGCCCGGTTGCCGGTCTGGTCTGCGATGAAAAGCCCTTGCGGAAGACCTCAGCACCCAACTTCACGTCACTGTCCTGCGTTGTCGCTGTCCCGGTACCGGTGGCGATGTAGCGAACCCGGCCATCGGTGATCACACCAGCGGCCAGGTCAGCGAACATGCTTAGACCGGCATCGGTGATGTGGTTCTTGAATGTCTCTTTGAAAGTAACATGACCGTCTGGGTCAACAGCTGTCACTGTGACAAGCCCGAACCAACCGCCGCGTTCTTTGAATAGCACGTCAACCTCAACAGGGGATCAGAGTGGAAGCGGGGTACAGGCTACCGCTGGGGAAGAAGCACGCATTGGTGATCGCCCCGAAACTTTCTGTCCATCCGACAGACTGGTCAGTCACCGTGGTGATGAACTGATGGCTGAGCAAAATACCTGCCGGTTTGGTCAGCGATGCAGCTGCCAGGATGACGCTGGCGTCACCTTGTTCCGACAACCGAGTGATGATATTGACGGTCCACTGGTCACCGTTGTAGTGGTCTTCCAGCAACACGGTGTAGGTAGGGCCAGACAACACTCGGCTGACTGCATTGGTGATGGCTTCCCGCGATCCTGCGTGCCAGCCCACCGATGCAGATTCGATCAACAGCCGGTGCTGCGCTTCGGTGTCCGTGTCCAGCAAAGGAACACCGACTAGCTGAGCGATCCACGGCAACCATGCAGCATCAGCAGAACGGGCGTCCACCAAGTCGGATGTCTGTCCGATAGGTAGTGCTCCCGCATAGTTGATGGGCCGGGTGAACGTTTCGTTGTCCTGCGCCAGTTCACCGGTTGGCATTTCATCAGGGAACAGGTAGTTCAAACGGGCCAGGATCAGTTCGAGTTCACCTATCCGGTCCGTGATGCCGGACAGCCAGGTCTTCAACTGCCAGCCCTGTGTGGCGTCGTTGGTGCGGTAGACCTCGGGCAACTTGGCGTAGATGCGTTCGGTGGTTGGCGTGTAGATAGGTTCAGACATCACGTCACCGTCACAGCAATGGTGCCAGCTTGCAGCAACGGTGCCAGGCCAGAGATAGCCACATCGGCAGCGGGTGCTGTCAAACTGACAACACGGTCAACGCCCGTGACGTTCGAAATGAGTGCGATGAGTTCGTTGTAGTACAAGGTGGTGCCCCAGCCCCAGGTGGATGGGCTGAGGTAACTCTGCAACGCTGCGACAACGGCGTTCTGCACGGTGGTCGGGTTGGCCCCGACGGCAGCCTTGACCGTGGTCGTGACGTTGATCGTTGTCAATGTCGGATCGACAATGTGAATCGCCAGGTTGGTTGCGGTTTGCGGGATCAGATCGTTGAGGATCGTTTCCTTGTTCGTCAGCGATACCGGTCCACTGGGCCCGTACACCGCGATGGTGATGTGGCCACCGTTACTGCCAGCAGTACCTCCGGTGCCGCCTGCGATCCACGTAGAACCGTTTTCGGTCAGTAGGGCAACCTTGTCCACCCAGATGGTCTGCCCGGCCGCTGGTGTGGCTTGTGCGTCGTCCGAAATGACGATGTGGGCTTTGGCTGAACCAACTGGTGGAGTCATACCAAGGATTTCCAACGTGTTCCATTGGCCATGGGTGATTGGCAGATTGACAGACTGGGTGGTCAGCGGGTTGCTGGTCTCATCGAGCCAATGCACCGACAATGTGTAGGTGGCACCCGCAGTGGCGTCGGGATAGATGTCCGCCATCACCGAATACAACTCGTTGTCGTTCACTGTGTAGTCAGTGTTGTAGGCGTACCCACCACCAGCAGTGGTGTTGTTCCGCACACACTTCAGTGCATGAGTACCGTCTTCGGCATGTGCAGTGTCCTGTGTGATGGTCCAGTTAGCTCCTGCTACCCAGCTGCCTACGCCGGTTTCGAAGCTGGCATCTACGGCGGTCAGCAGGTTCGTCGTTGGGTTGTAGTTGTCGATGGCCAACGCACGGTAGACGAAGGTGTAACCAAGTACGGCGTCCATGAAGTGCTGCGGGACCACCAACGTGTCAGTGAGCCGAGCCAACCGCTGGACTGCACGTGCCTGCCAAGCAGACGACGTTTCCGCGTCTGCACCACCGGCTACTGTCGATGCGATAGTCACGCTGTCCACATACAGGATGCTGTCGAGCACCTGGAGTGCTGTTCCGACCGCTACCCCGTTGGCTTCCGACGTGTACCTGTCACCTGTCGCGTTGACAGTCACGCTGGTAGAACCTGGGGCCACCGTCGCAGCAGTGTCTGTCGTGAAGACAATCGGTAACAGGCCACCGGACAGGTTCAAGAGCAACCTGATACCGGACGGCAGGCTATGACCCAGGTTGTCTGACAGATTGATAGTCACTGTTGTGGTGGGCTGGGCTCCGAGGTCGAGTGCAACACCGTACAGCTGGAAAAGTATCGACATGATAGAACCGGGTAGACGGTTCACGGCGAAGGCCAGTTCGCTGACGATCCCGGCCAACGACTCCATCAGCAGGACTTCTGTGTTGCCTTCACGGGGTGTCCAGTCGGGCATCTTCGTCATCAAGTCGGCAAGCGCCGCGTTGAAGATGTCCTGTTCCGACTTGTCGTAAAGTGTCAGATCGACAAACGGCGTCAGGTCTGGGCTACCCATGGTTCGCTCTCTCCTAGACCGTGGCTGTGTTCGTGTTGGCAAACTCGATTGCGATGGCAGCTTGTCCGTCCGACACCTGCTGCACGGTGATGCTGGCGATGTTCACAGGCGGGCCGAACAGTGCAAGCTGTGCTGTAAGCATGGCATAGTCCAGCCCTTCGAAGGCGGCATCACGCATACCGAAGGACGGAACCTGCTCCCGCTCACCGGGGATAGTCATGACCAGCAGGGTCAACTGTTCGGCCAGGTATTCGTCTGAACCGTCCGGCTGGGTGACGACACTGCCGTCTGCTCCAAGCCTGAACGGGTGGCTTATCAACTGGGTAGACATGTCAGATCACCATCCTGGCCAGGTCGGGCTTGCTGCTGGTGCAGCAATCGGGGCAGTCGGTTTCAACAAGACACCCAGGATGGCGATCTGATCCTTCTGGTTGTCTATCGGAGTGACAAGCACCCGGTCACCAGGCTTCAAACCTGCGCTGTCGTGGGTGCTGATCCGGAAGTTCATCAGCATGTTGCACGGCCCGAGTTCACTGTTCCCGGCCAACTGGGTGGCAATGACGTAGGCACCGTCCCCGGTGATGCGGGTGACGGTGGCGCTGTAGGGACCTCCTGGTTGCAGCATCAGTACCTGAGCCCTGGTACGAGCCCACCGGCTGTCCAGCGCAGGGCTAGCGCATCTGCTGCCCCATTGGGCCGGACACCGTAGATACGGCCTGACGCTTCCACTGTTCGCTTCCCATCGCCTAGTGACACTGCCACCATGATGCCCGACCACAGCAGTGCCCCACGGGTAACCAGGGCTTGACTCACCGGGATGGTCTTGTTCCACCGCTGCACAAAGGCGAGTTGGTTGGCCTGACCGGTCGGCAGGAAGCTGGCCACCTGGTTGGCTGCCCAGGATGTCAGCAGCGAGCCATCGAAGTCATCATTCGACAGTGCGGTCACAAGGTCGGTGGCCACGTACCCGAACTGGCTGTTGCCTACATGCTGCATCACCCAGTACACGAAGTCCGGCGCTTCGAGGGTGTTGATCCGGCCCATCAGACTCTCGGCTGTGGTGTCGGGTTGATAGGCACGATCCCATTGATGGTGGCGTCCCCCTGGCCAAGCAGCAACGGGTACGCAACTGTCGATATGAAATACTGCATGTCGAACATGCCGCAGTTTTCTACCTGCATCACGTAGCCGGGCCGGAAGTTCACCGCACGGGCGGCAGGGATTGTCACAGAGATATTCCGGTCGTCCACCACACTGTCCAGGCTGGTGTTGGCGGTCGGGAACGAAGTCATCAGGTAGTCGGCGTTAGCTGCCGGGTCTGCCGAATAGATGCACCGCACCACCGGCATCGTCTGCATGAACCACGACGGCTGCCCGAAGTAGATGTGGCCTGCTACCTCCCATATCTGGAAGCCTTCTTCACGGGCCAACCTGACGAATGTCGTCCAGCTAGATGCATCGGTGTTGTTCTGGGTCGGCACGTACACGTCGCGGGCGATGCTTGTCCGCGTCTTCGTGGGCTGCACCGTGCAAGTAGCCCCGACAGCTGCACATTCGGTCTCGATCCATTGGCTGGCAGATACGTTCCGTGAAACCAGTGCACCCTTGCGCAGCTTCAGTTTCTGAATGAGAGCAGGACGACAGGCAAGCGTGATCTGGCCCTTACCCGCTGCACTGGGCTGGATGCTGATCGATGCGATGACCAGCCGTTGGTCGAGATAGTCAATCGTGGTGCCCTTGTTGAAGTAGCCTTTCTTCATGATAGATAGGTCGTCGTCGTTGAAAGTGAGGTTCAACTGCGACACCTGGGTGGCGTCCAGGGAAATGTCCGCTCCGATGACCGCTTCCGATATGTCCGCGGGCAGGGCGTTGCCTCGCAGGTACACATGGCTGACCAGCTGCTGTGGTTCCAGCGCAACGACTGTCATTGTGCAACCACCCTGGTCTTACCACCAGGAATCGTCACTGCGTCAGGAGACCACGCAGGCACTGCGTAGTTGCCGAACTTGTCTACCCGATAGACACCAGAGATCGGGTTGGTGTAACCCGACGCCTGCGACTTGGACTGCACGACAGCTGCGATCTGGGTCGCGGACGGGATCAGCAACTTCTGTCCGATAGACAACAGCGAGGGGTTGCGAATCCCGTTAGCGTCCGCGATCTGTGGCCACTTGCTGCCGTCTTTGTAAAAGGCCACGGCAATGGCGTACAGCGTGTCGCCCTTCTTCACCACGTAGTACGTCGAGGTACCAGCCACCGACGACGACTTGCCGTTCGATGGCAACGTGCCACCAGGGGGCTGCACCCCACCGGTTATCGGTCCGACATTGACGATGTAGTTGGACACTTCGGTGAACTGAAGGTCCACGGTCGCACGTGTGATCTCATTGGTCGTCGCGGATCGGGTTTCCGACGTGACGACCATGCCGGTCAGGTTCCACAGCCCCGATTCCATGGGGCCGTAGCTGACCACCAACCGGGCCCCGGTGTTGACGACGCTTGTCAGGGCGGTCAATGATGCCTCTGCACTAGCCTGCATGTCCCGGCTGGCGATGTAGATGGTCATCGACATCGTGCGGAGGTTCAGCCCCTGCTGGCTGAACAACGGCTTACGACCAGGACGACTGTCTGCTTGATAGTTGGCAGCAAACCCGTCGTGCGTCACGGCAGCGGGTGCGAACGGCACTATCAAGATGACAGCACCGGCTTCGGTCTTGATGCTCATCTTGGGGTTCTGGGTCCGAACTGCTGCCGACTGTAGGGCCGATGACCCCACACCGATCAGCAGACGCCGGGTGGCAAGTGCACTGATCATGACAATGCACGCTCCGTCCGCTCAGTTTCTATCTGCCTGATAGCCCGCTTGATGCCCTGCTTCAGATCGAAGTCGGAACTCACGTGGATCGGGCCGTTGAAGTTGACCGGGGGCAGCGGAACCGGGCCATGGCCTACTTCGGCACCGGGGTAGGCGGCAAACGAGGCCCTAGGAGCCACGGTGACGAGCGAACGGTCCCGTCTGGCTTCCAGCGCCTTCCGGGCCCATTCCGGGGCCGCTACGGGCCACCCAAGCCCTGCGGTGGCCTTCGCGTCGAAGATGTAGCCGGGTGTCGGGAACTTCCGTGTCTCGATACCGTGCAGACCCACCATCATCGACTGCCCGAACTGGTTGGCCCAGAACTCAGGGCCACGCTCACCGACTGTTGTGTTGACACCAGCTAGGGCAGGCCCACCTATCTCACTTAAAGGGTTGACCCAGCTAAGTACCTTACCCACACCGCTACCGATCTTGCCAGCGACGTTCGCCACATCCTTGACCGCACCCACGGTGTCGTTGATGGCTTGCTTCATCGTGTCGAGGATTGGCTTGATGACACCCCACACAGTCTGGATGGTGGACTGTATGCCGTTCCACACCTTGTCCCAGCCGTTGGCCAAGGCGTCGAGAGCGTTCGGGATTGTCTTGGTGAAAAAGTCGATCATCGGCTTGATGATGTTGTCGTATATCCACTTCCAGATGGTGTTGACGACATCCTTGATGTCGCCCCATATCTGCTTCCAGTGAAATGCTACGTACAAGAGTGCACCGACGACCGGTAAGAAGGCGGCAACGATGATGGTCACGGTCAGCTTCCAGTGATCCTTGAACCAATCGATCACCTTGGCGATGTCTCGCCATACCTTGTTCATGATGTGCCAGGCGTCCACTGCCCATTTCTTGATGTCACGGATGACTTGCATGAAGATACGTGCGATGGCACGGCCAACCTTGTCGATGACGTGCCAAGCATCGATGGACCATTGCTTGATGTCCTTCCACATCTTCACAATGAAGTTGTGGAACGGCTTGCAGTGGTTCCACAGGTACCAGATGCCAACAGCTAAAGCGATAACCGCCGCGATGATGAGCACGATCGGGTTGGCGTCCAGGAAGGCCATTGCCTTGCCGATACCTTCGAGCCCGGACGCCAGCTTCTTCAATGTCTTTTCGTCATTGGCGAACTTCTTGATGTCGTCGAACACCTTCATGACCTTGAAGCCAACGACGAGGATGCCAGCGAACGCCAGGATGCCCTGTTGCACGCCGGGCTTCAGCTTCGAGAAGCCAGCCACGATAAGGGCAAGGGCCTTCGACATGATGTTCAGGGTGACACTGAAGGTAGCCAGCCCACCAGGACCGCCAGCACTGAGCAACTTCGCAAACGACTGTGCAATCGACAAGATAGCTGGGATGAACTTGCCGTTGGCGTGGCCCACCAGCTTGGTCAGTGCGGGCACGATCTTGTCACTGATGATGTTTAGGTCTTTGACAAACGACCCGCTGTTTCCTTTCGACAGCGAAGCCCATGCCTTACCCAAGGAGCCGACCAAGTGCACGATGGCACCGAAGTCCTTCTGAGCATTGGCGAAGAAATGGGCAATACTGTCCTTGCCCTTGGCGCTCATAGACCACTTGTTGAAGGCTTCGGCTGCCTTCGTGATGCCGTGGTTCATTGTGTTGCCCCAGGACGTTGCGCCCTGGAAGACGTGGTACAGCCCTAAGCCGAACTGACCGATGATGTGCAGCCATTCCTTCAACCGGGTGTAGCCGTTGTTGAAGAAGCGAGTGATCTTGTCCGTGTTGGCCGACGCGAGCTTGTTCAGCTTCTCGGCCAGGTTGGCGACATCGCCTGTCATGCTTTGCAAGTACGGCTGTGCGGCAGCCAGCGTTGTCAGTCCGATACCCAGACCCGATGTGGCTGCCCGGCCCACGTTCTTGATGATGTGGTTGTTGCCATTCAGGATGGTGCCGACCTGACCCTGCCGGTTCTGCAACATGCTGGACACACCGTGCATAGTGCCGTTCAGCACGGTGGCCGTGTCACCCAGTTGCTTGCGTAGCATCGGCATGTACTGGTTACTCAGTGTCTTGATCTCGCCACCGAGCCCCTTGAAGAACTTGCCAGCAACGTCGGTACGCAACTGCTGGAACTGCGGGTGCAGCTTGGCGACTTCCAGCGCGAACTCACGAGCAGGTGCGGGCAGATTCTTCATGTCGTTGGCTAGCGTCTTGACAGATGCGGTACCCGAAGTCAGGTCCTTGATTGTCTTTCCGACACCAGCGGTGGCCAGCTTGAAGACGCCCATCCCCTGTGCGGCCGCCACCATCAAGCCGGGCATGGCGATGATGTTCGATGACATCGGTGCCAAGTTGTTTGTCAGTGCGACAGCCGCACCACCGAGAGCATTGACACCGTGCACAGCTTGGTTCAAACCATCCAAGATGCCACCGAACTTGAACCCTTGCAGAAGCGCCTTGAAGGGAACGAGGCCCTTCAACGTCTTGGTCAGCTGCGCTGCTGCGTCCCCACCGGCACTGCTGGCGATGCTTCGCTTGGAACCGCCACCACCCGAACCGTCACCAAACTCACTGCGCATCGCGCGAAAGTAGCTCTTGTCACCGGTCTGCGTGCTCTTGATGGATTCACTATTCAGCACTTTCAGTGCGGCGATGTCTTCCCATACAGCATCACGCTGCTGCTTCAGTGCACGGGTGTTGAAAGCAATCGCTTCACGAGTGATGAGGTTCTGGTCCTTGACCTTCTTCAGTTCTTCGGCAAGGACTTTCAGATCGACAGCGGTTTCCTTGGCCTGCGTGCCGACCTTCTCTGTGGACTTGCTGACCTTCTCGGCACCAGCGGCAGTTTGATCAGCACCCTGCCATTCAGACCGGATGACGATCTTCTCTTCGTCAGCCACCGCTGGTGCCTCCTTCCTTAGCTAGTTGCTTGTTGTGCTGCCTGTTCTTTTGCTGCCCGTTCTTCGTCCGCTACAACGACCTCGTAGGCGGCTGCCCGAATCAACCAGTTCCACTTGTCAGCCTTCAGGACTTCTATCGGATCGATACGAAAGGCACGGGCGATCCTAGCTGCGGTCTTGACACGTGGGTCATCGGTCAGTTCGTCTACGAGTTCACCGTAGGGTCGTCGTCACCACCCCAGTTCACTTCGTCCCCGTAGCCCGCTTCCTCCATGACGCGCTGGGTGGTCTGCATGATGGCCGCATCCGGGCCGTACATGGCCTTCACTGCGTCGATGGGTCGGGTGACCCCCAGCATCCCGCACAGGATTGGGTGGTTGAAGGTGACATTCTCACCGCTTGTCGTATCGACAACCTTCTGGCCCTGCACGTAGATGCCCCGGCAACGGTCCAGCAAGACGATGCTAGAGAACTTGCGGATGTCCAGGTTGTCGGGAAGCGAAGTGTCACGGGAACGCTTCTGCCACATCTGCAAGATGTTGGCGTCGATGTCCACGTCGAACTCCACCTCGATGGTGGGACGGGTCGGCACCGTGCAGCGGAACAGCGGGATGATGACCTTTTCCTGAAGCACGCTGCGCAACTGGTCGAGCACGTTGGTCGGCTCGGACAGGGTTTCAGGTTGAAAGGCCTGGGCAGGTGCATCGGGCAAGCCTGGCACCACGATGTCCTGATCGTTCTTGGCTGTCGCCATGATGTTCTATCTCCCTGACAGTTGGATGGGTTGTGGATGGTGGTGAAGGTGTGGGGCTGACGACCCATCCAAACCGCCAGCCCCACACCGGTCTGCTACTGGAACGCCCCGATAGCGAACACGAGGTCCCAGCGTGCTTCGTTCCCAGCGGATGCGTCAGCCTCGGGTTCGGTGAGGCCGACGAGTAATGCGTTGGGGTAGACCGTGGGTGTTCCGGACGCCACCATGTCCCGGTCTGCGGGTTGCACGGTGATAGTCGCGGTGAAGACGCCCACCTGGTTCCGCAGACTGGCCAGGACACCATCGTCCCGAGCCGGGTCATACGGCTTGGACACGGTGATGTCTGCTGCCTCCGGGGGACCTGCAATCAGGTCTGGGTGCAACGCACCACCGTCGTACACCTTGTTGACGGCGGATGTGACGTTGCCGCCCTGCTTGGTCCCGAAGTACCCGTCGATGCCGGACACCGAGACCAAGAACTGCCTTCTGCTGGCCTTGGCCATTTGCCGAACCTCCCTGCTTCCTTCTTGGTCTTACTTCGGTGCCGGAGCTACATGCCCGACGAGAACCCGACCTTGGTGATGTTGACGTTGATGGTTGCACCGGTCGGACTGACACGCACGGAAAGCCGTGCGTTCACCTGGTTGTTGCCCAGGCTGATGACCGAGTTGACGGACGGACCCGTGTCCACCTTGTAGCCGGGGTCCACCAACCTGCCGTTGCTGTCGTACATCGCGTACAGCCCACCCGCGTCGGCCAACGGCTTGGCGATACCGATCAGGCTGCCCGCCACCTTCGAGAGCAGCTGGCCTTTCGCATCGATAGGTGCGAAGACGTACTGTTCGAGTTCCGCGACTGCCTGGACGGCCAGGTCGTTCAGCACATCTCGGGCAGACAAGAACTGGTAGTTGATGGCGTCACCGGAAAGCGAACGCCAGCCGTACAACCGGATGCTGTTGGCGATGCGACGGATGACGCTGACACCAGCCCCGTCCAAGGAGTTGCCAGTGGTGCTGTCGTAGTACGTGGTCAGGCCGGTGATCGTGTCTGCCACCGCGATCTGGCCAGCCGGTGCACGCCACGGACCAGCGGCGTCGATGGCACGGGCCCGAACAGCTGCCACGTAGCCCTCGGGCGGGATGGTGTAGATACCCAACCCGCCATCGCTGACCTGCACCCAGGGGGCGAACAAACCGGCGTACTCGGCGTTGGCCACTGCCGTGACAGCAGCGGCCGCGGTGGTCAGGTCGGACTGGGTTGCCGCCGACGTGTGCGACAGCAAGGCGATCCGGTTGTTGGCCGCTGCGTGGGTGACGAGACCTGCGTGCACTGCCGTGCCCATGCCGGGGATGGCCACTGCACCATCACCCAGGTCCGGGGTGAACAACGCCAGTGCGGCGGTGTAGTCGGAAGCGGTCAAGTCAGCACGGTCATCCGTACCGGCACTGAGGCTGAACGTTCCGGTAGCCGGAAGGTTGGCCGGTGCAGCGGTCGCACTGCCCATGTCCGTCATGGCCACCAGGGAGCTGTTCTGGAACGCGGTCACGATGGCAGCCGGGGTAGCCAGGTTGTCGAAGTATTCGACAACTGAGTTGTCCGCCAGTGCCACCGTCACCTTCACCGTGTTGGCGATGGTACCCGCTGCAACTGTCACCTTGACATGGCTGGACCAGGAACCGGCGGACAGGGCGTCCACCTTGACGGTCGCTGCGGGTGCACCACCCGTGTCGTCCAGAGTCACCGTGCCCTTGGTGGCCGTGCTGCCGACGACACGTGCGACGTAGCACTGCACGCCGCCTTCATCGAAGTACAGCTTCACGGTGTCGTACAGGTAGCCGTAGGACTGACGAGTGCCGAAATACTTGGCGTAATCGGCCATCCCCGACAGCAACACTGCCTTGGTCGTTAGGCCACGTTCGGCCATTCCGACAACGAAGAGTTGGCCAGAAGCAGCCCGGAGAGGCGTGCTCGGGCCACTCCGCGCTGCCGTGGTCACACTTGTGCCTGGCATGGGAGCACCTTCCTGCTAGCGGACCCGGACTGGTCCTGGGTTATGACGATGACTTGCTGGTGGCAGCACTAGTATCCATGGTCTTGGTGCCTGCCGTCTTGCTCTCGGTGGCTTTCGGCGCGGCGGTAGGTGCCGGTGCCGGTGTGGGTGTTTCTTCCGCGACCTGTTGCTGAAGCAGAAGACCGTTGTCGATGAGGCTTTTCACCTCATCGTCCAGTTCGACGGTGGCCTTGCTGTGGGCTTCCACCATGGCGAACTGACTGTCGATGACCAGTGCGTAACTGGCCGGGTTGAAGACCTGGACTTTCACGTGGCCGCTCCTGTTGGTTGTCACAACGTTGTCGAATCGACAGCGATGGTGTTTGCTACGCCGTACCCGGTCCGTACCATGCTTTCATCGACCTTCAGCTTGAAAGAATGTGATACGGCAGCAGCCCAGACATTGCCACGTTCCAGCTTGGTGGCATCGCTGTACCTCTCGTTGAAGGTTTCTTCCATCACCAACAACGCATCGGGTTGGCCCAACGTCAGCCTGTCAAGAAGACAGTTCCTGACCACTGCACCGATGTCATCCCGAAGCTGCATGGCGGCAGCCTGCTCGGTGGACTGTTCGGCCACGATGTCGTTGACGACCTGGATTTCCAACCCGGTGTCGGTGGCCGGTGTCTTGACGATAGTCACGATCATCACGTCGTACCGGTCTTCGTACTGTTCACCCATCAGGTCGTCGTAGTCCACCCGCAGCAACTGGTCCATCCCGCTAACACTGATGTCGATGCTGGGCATCAGGCCGGACAGTTCACGCTCGTAGGTGCGGATGACTTCCGGGTACGGCAGCTGGTCGGCAGTCAGACCCCAGGCTGCCCGGCACTTGGTGAACATGGCAGGCAGAGCGCTGTCGAAGTAATCGGCGATGGCGTGACGGACAGTCGTGGCCCCACGGAAGACTGTCGCATTGATATTCGTCATTCCGCTACGTCCTTTCCTTGTCTACCCATCAAGTAGTTGGCGATGATCTGCCTGATGTGGACAGACATATCAGGGGTGAGCACAAGGATCGGCCGGGCTGGGTTGACCTGCTTGCCGTGCCGGTGGGTACCGCCGTGGTGGAAGACGGCCAATCTGTCCGAGCTACCGTATTCGGCTTCGTGGCCCATGTACCGTTCGATGTCCATCGGGCGGGACGTGAACGAACGCATCATGTCGCCGTTGAAGCGAAGTATCTTGTTGATACCTCCGTGCGCCAGCTTCCAGGTCTTGTATTTCGGTGTCAGTGGTTTCCACGGTTCACCGAAGTAGGCACCTTCACTGACGAACTGCTTGCGCACTTCCGACGACAGGTAGGAACCCACCTTCCGCCATGCTGGCTCAGGGCTCCGGGATCGCTTCTTGATGGCGTTCATCCGACGACGCAGGTTCTTCATGCTCTCGTCGCTGACTTTCAAAATGAGACCTTCGGCCATCAGACAGCAACCCTGCGCTTCAATCGCTTCAGGTTGGCCAGTTCGGCGGGCTGCCAGCCGGTAGGACGCTTGTCCGATGCAGCAGCTGTCTCGGTGACAGTTGACTTCCGGCCCACGTTGTCGTCCAGGATCGGTTCGATGTCACGGGCAGCCACCCGCTTGATGGCCATCTTCAGTGCTTCGTCGGTGTAGCCCTTGTAGCCACCGATGTACTCCATCGAGACCCACTGGTTGGGCCAGCCCGCGAAGTATTGATTACCTTGCCTGACATTCTGAAAGAATGTCACATTGACAGCGCCACCCGTCAGCAGGTCAAGGGTCGGTCGGTTGGCGACGGAATCCGCGGTGAGTGCAGGCGGGGTGACTTCGTACTGGTACCAGGGGATCAGCCCCGGCAGCGTTTCCGGCGTGACGTTGTAAACCTGCCAGACGGGCGCTGCCAAGGGGCTGACCAATCCCCGGCTATCGGACAGCAGGGACTCTCGAACGTGGATGACTTCGACCGGACGATTCAGCTTCACTTCCAGTTCCGACTGAACGCCAGCCAGAATCTCGATGATGGCCTGCCGTTGCGAATCGGTGCAACGGGTCTGGCCCATGTAGCGCATCATTTCGTCCAGCGAAACTAGCATTTCGACAGTCCCCTTGGGTTCTTAGCTCTGCTTCACCAGCAGCGAACGGGGGATCGTGGCCCCTGCCCGGTACAGCAACACGTAGGTGGGGCGCTTCGAACGACGGGGGAAGACCTCGCGGTAGACATCCCGGTCCGGGATCACTCCACCATTGACTTCGTGGCCTTCGACCTGCACCGGTTCCCCGGCCCGGATGATGATGCCGTCCGGTTCCGTCGTCCGCTCCTGGAAGGCCCGTGTACGCCCCGCAGAGCCTCTGGGGACCGTCGCGGGGTCGTCGGATGCATCAGGGGGCAGGTTCGGGTCCGTACGGGGGTCTGACGGCTTTTCGTCGCCATCCCCGGCCGTGTCGCCCCCGGTGGTGTCGTTCTGCTCGTCCTGCTCAGCCGGATCGGTGTCGTCCTGGGTGTCACCGTCTGTGGCACCATCGCTTGTCGTATCGACAAGTGTTTCGTTGTCGTTGTCGTCCAGACCTGGGGGCAGCGATTCGCCAGCCACCTGGTTGGGTCGGTTGCGAGCCATCAATCCACTCCTACTGGGTACACGTGCCGGATGGGGCACCACACAACGGGCACGTGTCCGCTGTAGGTGGCAGAACGTACTGGCCAACACCTTGCATGGCCCATTCTTCACCAACAAGGTGATTGCCGGTCTCACGAGTCGGTGCTGGCGTCAGGATGAAGACTTCGGGCTCAGCCATGAGACTTTCTTTCTGATGGGCCGAAGCCCCGTGCCCCAGTATCGCTACCGGAACACGGGGCTTGGCGGTTGGTGCTAAGGATCGGCTGTCGGTTAGAACGTGCCGACGACGAAGGACTCCGGACGCTTGACGGCGAGGGCAATACGCTCTTCGACCAGCACCGCGATGGCGTTGCGGACGAAGAAGTCGGCGTGCTGCTCTGCGATCCGGACGTTGGCCTGCTCGCGGTCGTAGACCTGAGCGCCCAGACCGAACGCACCGGTAAGCCAGGTGCCTTCGTTCATGGCCGGGGTCTCAACAACGGGCTGACGCCAGACCTGCGCCTGGGCACCGATGGCGATGTTGGTGAACAGCATGTACTGGCCGTCACCGCCGTTGGTCGTGGTGCCCTTCTGAAGCTCGATGTCCTCCCAGTCGAACGGGTGGAGCACGAAGCCGGTGCCGGGGTAGTTGGCGATGACCGACAACGTGGCCGACCGGCGAAGGGCGTCCGACTTCAGGTCCCCGGCTGCACGGGTGTAGACCTGCACGCCAGGCGTGTTCAGCAGACCCAGCAGGTTGTTGCCGGTGCCGTCACCGTTGAGCAGCTGGTCGTCCTCTTCGAGCGCGAGGCCGTACAGCAACTCGTTGTTGATGATGGACTGCAACTGCGGCACGTCGCTGATGACGTTGCGGTGGGCCGCTTCCCAGTGCGCGATGGTGCGGACCGGGGCCTGCGCAGTGTCGAACTGAAGGCTGGACTTCGGCTTGGGGCCGAAGACAGCGACCGAGTTCTCGACGGCACGGTCAGCGACGGCCTGGGCGTTGCCGTTGCCGTTGTTCTCCGCGAACCCGATGACCCGGAAGAAGTCGATCAGGTTGGCCGACGTGGTGGCGACCGGGAAGAGGTCACGCACCCGGTAGGTGCGCTGGCCACGCGGGACGATGGGGTCGAACTGGATCGGGCCCCAGCCCTGCGGGTTCACCGTGTCCGGGACCATCTGCCCGAACACGTCCTTGGTGCCGTAGCCACCGTTGCCGATGATCCGGCCGTCGATGTCGAACGGAGCGTCCATGCTGGTTTTGCCGGCCTTGACCATGGCGTTGAACTGCTCGGACTCGGTGAACATCTGGCCGAACGACTTGCGCTGCTGCGGGACGTACAGCCGCTGTGACTGGGTACCGGCACTGGAAGCAGCTGCGGCCATGGCAGCACTGAAGCCCTCGGGCTCGGCACCGTACTTCTTGACTTCTTCGGTCAGCCGCTTCATGGCGATGAGCGACTTGATCTCCGTGCACTTGTCGTACGCGGCCTTGATCTGGTCGGCAGTGTCGCGGGAAAGCTCGACGTTCGCGCCATCGACCTTGACGCCCTTCGCCATGCCTTCTTCCACGATCTTCGCGTTCTGGGTCAGCGCGGACTCAAGGTCCTTGACGCTGATGTCAGCGAGGTCGGTGCTCACGGGTCTGTCCTTTCTGAATGTCTGAATGATACTTCCGGGATGACTGTTCAGGTGGTGAAGAGTCCGGTAAGCACCGTGACACCTCGTTGCCCATCAGTGTGACACATTGCAAAGCCTATTCCAACGACACACCCAACGAGGCCAGGTCGAAGGACTTGGTGTCGATGACAACCCGATCCGACTTGCCTTCGGTGTCATCGTCGCTGCCGCCGTCCATCCAGTCTTCGGGCAGCTTGCTTGTCAGATTGAGATCTTTGGCGCGCTTGATGATGAACTGCTTGGCAGCTTCTTCGTCACTGGCACGACCGATGGACTGGATGGCGTTGTCCAGGTCGTCTTCGTTCTCGATGGGGAAGCTGAAGCTGCCGTCCGGGTTCTTCAGGGCGTGACCCTGCTTGCCCAGTTCTTCCCGCTTGGCAGTCGTGAACTGCCGCTTGATCTGGTAATCGATGTCGTAGTCCTTGACGGCCACTGTGTTCTCCCATGCCTTCGAGTCGGGAACCTTGTGCATGGCCTCCATGCGGGCCACGAAGTCAGCACTGCTTTGCTTGATGGTGTTTGTCTTTCCGATACGTGCGATCCGCCGCTTCTTGTCCACGTTCCGGGCCTGACGCATCGCGGCCCAGTGCTGCGATCCCTGGTGTCGCATCGATGCGTAGATGTGTGCACTGTTCGGGTGCAACGTGGACACGTCCAACGTCTGCTTGGGAGTGAGCTTCAGCACGCCGTAGTTAATGCCCTGGGTCGGGTGCCCGACCAGACGCCCGTACTTGGCCACACCGGCTTCGGTACGCACCATGGCTTTCGATTCGACAACCATGTTGGGCGACCACGACTTGGCCGATTCACCGGACATGTCAATGTCACCACCCGACTCGCCTGCCTCGGGGTCCTGGTTGTCGTCCGCCTGGTCGATGGCCTTGGCGATGGCCTGTGCCACACCCTTCAGGGCATCACTGCCGTCACCGGTTGCGCTGTCGATAGCCGCGTCGATGGCGTCCAGGATGTTGTCTGCCGCCTTTTCGATGGCTTCGGGGTCGTCACCGATGATGGCGTGGTCGAAGTTCTGTGCCATCGGTGCCAGCTGGTGCAGGACGTCGGGTTCGATGTCATCTTGATACCCGTCAAGCACCTGCACGATGCTGACCGGCTCGTTGTCAGCCGATTCGTCGTCGTCCCCGGTGCCACTGTCTGCGCTGTCCGCTTCCCCGGCCTTTTCACGAGCATCGTTGCTGGCGTCTTCCAGCGGGTCACGCGGCTGCGGTGGCGGGTTGAAAGGGTTGGACGGCATCGGCAACGATGACCCACCCGTAGGGCCAGCAGGGGCAGCCTTTTCGCTGATGGTGTCTTCGTTCATCGGGTCCTTGGGCCCGTTCGGGTTCTTGCGAGGCTCTTCACCCGTCATCGCGTACAGCAGTTCCCCGATGGCGTCCTGCACCTTGCGCACCAGGTCCAGGTTGGACGCACTGATGCTGAACACGCCATCACCCTGCGGGTACTCGTCCGGGGTTTCCAACGCCTTGTGTTCGCTGTCGTCTTCGTCATCGAACAGTTCGCCGTCTTCGTCGCCTTCCCCTTCGCCGGTCCCGTCATCGTCGTCCGTGATGTCGGTACCTTCGTGGGTCTCGGCTTCGTCTTCGGCTTCGTCGTCGTCAGTGTCGTCGGGCACCTTGGTGGCCGACATCGCTTTGACTTCCTGCATGAAGGCATCGGGAGTGGTCCCGAAGAAGTCCTTGAACTGGACCCAGGCTTCCTGTGCCGACTTCACCGATTCGGTACGGGCAGCTGACATGGCACCGAACAGCACCGGGCTGTACTCGAACAGGTCGAGGTAGTCGATGGTACGGATGCCCTTTTCCTGGGTGGCCCCACCGACCGGGACGTTGTAGCCGATGGACCACTCCTGCTGGTCCCCGAAGAACTTCACGTCTTCGTAGGCTTCCCGGCCCCGCTGTGTGTTCAGGTTGAACTGCATCTTGACCTGAAGGGCACCGGCAGCCTTGGGCCACGGTGAACCATCCGGCAGAGTCGTTGGCAGTGCAGGATCGCCAGGCATCAGTTCCTTGATTTCCAAGGTCTTACTGATGCTCTTCTCCCACGAGTGGTGCCAGACGCCCTTGGGAATGCGCTTCTGCAACGTCTTGGTGTACGCACCAGGCTTGATGATGTCGGACACGTTGTCCACGATGCCTGTCACACTGACAAGCGCAGTGACCACACCCGCGCCGTCGTCTGCTTTGACGCCGGTAACACCTACCGACTTGTACTGAAGCTCCATGTCAGCCTGTCCTTCTGTGTGTGGTCGCTCTCGGCAGGATAGCCGACTGACGACTGGTCAATGGCCCGAAGCGGCCCGAAGGACCGCAGCGGTGTGTTGGTCGAGACTGCCTGTCACTGGTAATCCTGCTTCCCGCTGAACTGTCGAAATGCCAGCTTGCCCTTCCGGCAACCCAAGGTTCTGCATCGCCTGGTGTGCCTGCGCCACTTGTGCAGGAGACAGTTGTACAGCCGCGGGCTTGGTGGTTCCGGCTGGCTTCTGGCCACCCGTGGTGTAGGTGAACTTCCCGCCGACCCGTGGGTGCTTGGACGGGTCCCAACCTGCTCCGCTGGGGCCGGTGTTGCTGGCGTTCGGGTCAGCGTGGTTGGGATCGCCACCCGGCTGCTTGGCTAGTTCTGCCTGCGCTTGGTTGAAGGCGGTCGTGGGGTCGGACGATGCCAACGCAGTGCTACCTGTCTTCCCGACACCCTTGCCCTTACCGGTAGCCGTCTTCTTGGGGGCCGCAGTCCTACGGCTGCCACTGCTGCCACCACGGGCCGCTGCTCGGTGGGTACCACCGTGCCCGGCATGGGACGACGACCCCTTGGGCGGGGCTACTGCTGCCGGTGCCTTGCTACCCGACCACGCCTTGCTGTCTTTCTGAACGAAGTCACGCACGCCTACTACCTCGTCACGCCCCACCTTGTCCTTGGCCCAGTCCACGTGGTCGTCGCACACCGGAACCTGGGCCATCCCTTCTGCCCAGAGCACACCTTTGGTCGCGGGCTTTGAACAGTCGGGGTTCTTGCAGTGGTAGGTCTTGGTGGCGATGTAGTCAGCACGCTGCATCACGTAGGACTTGATGTCTGCGTAGTCACGAACGACTTTCCGTTCGATACCCGGTTCGAACGACTTGCCTCCCGCACGCTGGTTCAACTTGCGCATGACGGCATCACGGGATGCACCTTCGTGCAACACGTAGTCATGCTGGTCGGTGGCCACCCACTTGTTCGGGGTTTCCGCACCCACGTAGTAGACGTTGTTGTCCGCCCCCTTGTACTTCTCGAAGTTGTCGTATTCCGACCGCAGCTTGTTCAGGTTTTCGTACGTACCCGCTGGCTTCTTGGCACCGACACGCACCGTCCGTTCCTTCGCACGTTGCAATGCAGCCTGGCGTGCCTCATCACGACGGGCAGCAGCAGCTGTCCGTTCGACAACCGGGGGTTTGTGGTTCGCCTGCCGGTCGGCATCGGCAGCGTTTGCTGCATCACGCCGTGCACGTTGCTTCGCAATCTCAACAGCAGCGCGCATCTTTTCGGACGCCGACGTGTCCACCGAAAGGTTTGGCACGCCGTAATACTGCCGCTGTTCATTCCACAACGTCGGTGTCATGTCATGCAGGTGTTGTTCAGCTTCCGCTACCTTGCCCTGAGACATCGCGTGGACGGCAGCTTCGATGTGCTTCTGTACTTCGGGGTGTTTGATAGCCGGAGTCTTTTCATGGTGTTGCAGACCCGCAACCAAACTATTGGCGACGCTTTCATCGTCTTCGAAGTACCCATCATGGATGATGTGCTTGTCCCCGTTGAGCGCAGTGAACTCGTACTTGGTGTGCTGCGCTGGGTTAGACACCGTTGTGATGGTCGATCCGATGTCGGCACCATGGCGACGGGCACCAGCTTCGGTAGCCACCCGCCTAACGTGTGAACCTCCGGATGCCCTACTTCCCCGTACGCCAGTGATGTGCCCCTGGGTGTAAGTGGTTCCGTGTTCGTTAGACCCGAGCATCCGACCAGACGTACCGATGGTCCATCGTCCGTGTTCATCGCGGACTTCGTTGATATTGAAGATTTTCTGTTCGACAGGTGCATCGAACGCTTTGCCCGACGTACCCTTCATTGCCTCCCACTGGGCCAGTGCGGCCTGTGCCTTAGCCACCGTGTCGGGGTGCACCTTGTCACCACCACGAGCCCACCGCTTGATGGCACCGATGGCCAGTTCGATGGCGTTGCTTTCGTCCGCGTGCCCGGTCCGGATCAGGGCATGGGCTATCTCCCTGACATACGGGGGCAGGCCACCACGGCGGGTGACCCAGTTGTCCCCCGTGCCCAGGGGTGACGTGTCATGGGGACCGCCAACCACCTTGAACTCTGCGAGAAGTTCTAGCTCGTTGTCAGTCAGCATGTTCAACCAACCTTCATGGGCGTGATGGTGTCAGGTTCGACTTGACGGCTCTTGCCTGTTGGCGTCGTCACCCAGTATTGCGTGTAAGCGCCGAACGGGGTGTCAACATGTGAAGTCGTCAACGTGCCGAGGATGCCAAGCTCATCACCCAGCGGTTCGTCCGGCCCATCTGGTGCATAGACAGCGCCCGGTACATCGTGGCGTCCATCGAAGTTGTACAGCTTGGCCCGCACCATCGTGCCGTCGTCGGGAATCATGGTTACCTCTTCTGGGGTGGGCCCATGATGCCGGGTGGCACGGGCTTCGGGAACGCTACACGTTGGCTGGCAGTGGCACCTCGTTCAGTACCACGCTTTGGCTTTGTCTTCAAGACAGACGCGATAAAAGCAGGCGTATACCACGCTGGCTTGGCCGCCTTCAGTCCTGTGCCTTCGTGCATCGGCTTGTCAGAACGAAGTTTGTTGCACCCAGAACACGCCGGGACGATGTTGTTGGTTCGGTACTTGCCACCCAGGTTGGTGGTGATGATCTTGTCTTGCTCAAACATCGGTAACTTGCCCTTGTTGTGCCACGACATCTTGCACCCGCAATAGACACAGGGCACGTAACCCTTGTCCTTGCCCTTGGCGTCCACCCCACCGAACTCGACATAGACCGCCCAGTTGCGATTGTCCCGGTCCAGGTTGTTTCCACGCAGGTTGCGGAAGGCTTCACCGCCAGCAGCGATTCGTGCCTTGTTGTCAGCTATCTCGATAGGCGTCGGCTGCGGGATAGCTTTGGCCTTGGCAATAGCTTGCTTCTGCGCTCGCTTCAGTTCGGCGTTGGACACATGTTCGTGCACCACGTCCTTTTCGCTGCGGTGTACCCCAGTGCCTGTCGTTTCGATATGCGTGTACTTGGTCTTGCCCAATGCAGATCGAGCGGCCCCAAACGCCGACCACCTACCATGGTCATCGCGTAGTTCGGCAGGATCGAACTTCTTACCTTCTTGTGTTTCGACAATCGGACCGTGGTAGCCGTACTCACTGATGGAGTTGCCATCGGTGTACAGATGCTTGGCCTTGACTGTCGCACTGATAACCGGCAGGTCTTTTTCCGGGTCAGTGGGGTGCAGCCCGTGTTGCCGGGCGTAGGCAGGGTGTACAGCAACCCAGTCACCAGGGTTGATCTGTCGGACTCCATGCGGGACGGACCGATAGATGGTGACATCGGCTTCCGGGTTGCCACGAACCTGTTGTGCTACCTGCATCCCGTACGGGTCGTGTGCCTCGTCGTGGATGTAGAAATGCGGGTTGGTATAGACGTCGTCTGGATAGACGCCGTTCTGCGTCAGGTCATGGATCGGGGCATCGTTCTTGTTCGGTGCTGTATGTAGCCCCCGATAGTCGGTGGTTTCCTGCTTCAGTACCTCGTACGCCTTGCGATACGGGTCCAGTGACGGATCGTTGTCGCCTTCGATCCATTGATATTCCGACATGGGGTCACTGGACTGCTTCATGTAGTCGTAAGCCGAGTGCCATGGTTCGTGGATGGCCACGATCTGGCTGGGCTTCACGTCGCCTTTCATGATGACATGGTGGTGACCCTGTTGCCACTCATCCAACAACTGGTTACCGGCCAATGACGACTGCGGGTGTTCGGCCCGCTGGCTGATTTCGTCAGGGTGGGCGTGGAACTCGACTACCGCACGCTTGGCGTGGGCATCCATTTTGGGCATGTATGAAGATGCCCAGACACCTGCTGACGGTTCGTTCCCTGCCCCTAGACCACCATCACCATGAGCATGGCTTTCCAACAACCCATGTTGCCTTATCGAATCGACATTTTCGGTAGACGTGTAGTGGAACAGCCTGACGTGCCCTGCCGGGATCGCAGCCCACCGGCCATGCAGGCCACGGGCTTCGGCAGGGTCGAAAACCTTGGCCTCTAGACGGGCTGTACGGCCCGCTGCCGGGTCAATGGGCTGCCAGACGGGTGCTGGCCCAGCCAGCCCACCCAAAGCCTTCAGAAAGACGTTCAGCGCAGCTTTGACCTGGACCTCCTGGGCACGAGCCCTGATCCGGTCGCTGATGATCACTTGACCCACCGTCCGTCGTTTCGCAGGTATCGAAGTTCCAGTTGCCGGTACGTGTGGTCAGGAAGGATGTCGAAGTATAAAACCATCGGCACCACGAAGGGGAACTTCCCCGCGATGTCGGCTTCGGTAGCACCCACGAGTACAAGCAGCTTGGTTCGTGTGTCGATGGTACCGGCAGCACCAGCTTCGGTTGCGGACCCGATGGTGATGCTGACGCTGCGGGTCAACACTCCCGCTGTCCCGGTTTCTGTCACTGTGCCAAACGTGGGCAGCAGCTTCGTCCGGGATAGCGTCTGGGCAGCACCTGTCTCAGTGACAGTTCCCAGGGTCAATGTCTTGGACTGACCGAACGATCCCGCCTGCCCCGATTCCACGACGCCGGTCAATATCAGGGTCTTGGCCCGCTGCCCCAGGGCGTGGGCGACATCTGCCTCGGTGGCGACACTGAAGCTAGCCAACTTGCTTCGTGACAAGGTGCCGGTTGCATCGGCTTCACTGGTACCGGTGAAACTAAGTTTCTTGGCCCGTGTCAGACCTCCGGCGATGCCGGACTCGGTAGCTGTACCAATGACAAGCGATCCGGTCAGTACAAACGTGCCGGTGGTGTCTACTTCCGATGCAGTCCCCAGGGTCAACGCTGCCCGTCCGACGACAAGACTTCCGGCAGTGTCTGTCTCGCTGGCAGTCCCGATGCCTAAGGTCTTCGTCCGGACGAACGTGCCTGCTGTTTCGACATCGTTGTCCGTGGCAAGTGTCAGTGCCTTGCTGCGAGTTGTGAAGGCCATCGCGGCACCTGCTTCGGTAGCAGTACCGAAACCAGCCGACTTCGCACGGATGAACGTTCCTGTCGTGCCCAGGTTGCTGACCGTACCCAGGGTCAACGACTTCGAGTGCGTGAAGGCACCGGTCGTACCGATGTTGGTGACAGTGGCCAGCCCGATTGTCTTCGCACGACTAAAGGTGCCAGCAATACCGGTGTTGGTGGCCGTCCCCAAGGTCAGTGACTTTGTGCGAGTGAAAGTGCCAGCTGTACCCGTGTTGGTGGCTGTCCCGATAGTGGTGGTGTGTGAAACGCCACCGGGCAGCGGAATGGCCCATACCGTTGCTGTGCCACCGCTAACCGTGCCGTTGAGTGTGATCGAGTTATCGGCTGGAGTGACACCGGACGGCAGCAACTTGACGTACAGCGCACCGTAGATTGCACCGTTGGCCGTTCCGGCTCCAGAAACACCAGACGCGATCTGTGCCCAGCCATCTGGCAGGGTGGTTGCGTCAGTTGCGCCAGCACCCGCGTCTATCATCATGACAAGCAAACGGTTTACGGCCGATGCTGGCAATGTCGAAATGGTGTACGCGAGTGCTGCCCCGCCACCAGAGTGCTTGAACGTCTTCGACCATGCTGTCGAAGCGTCTGCACCAGCTAGTTTCGCAGTGATCCACAACCATGCTCGGCTAGCGGTGGTGTGTGCAGCCCAGAAGTTCGTGTTCGACGTGTCGTTTGTGCCGTTGAACAACCACGACGAAAACGTGGTTGATGTGGCTTGTTCGAAGTCGAACTCTGCCCAGTTGCCCGAGCCAGCCGATCCGTTGTAGCCCAATGTGATGCTGGAACTCGATGCACTGGCATTACCGGCACCGGCGACTAGCACAGTGTTGCCATTCACCACCCCAGTTGGGGCAGTTAGTGTCCGGTCAGTTGCCGTCGCAGCATCGTTGGTGACGACAGGACCATCAAGCTCTGGCCAGGACCCTTGCACTAGGTTGTAGCAGAAAGCTGCGATCTGCGTGTACGTCGGGCACGTCCACATGCCTGTCGGTGAGACAGTCCCTGCGGTTGCAACATTCGTGTGCGCCGCTTCGGACGTGTACATGGTTCCGGAAGTCTGGTTGTTGACGCCATCGTCAGTCCAGCCAGAACCACCAGCCGCAAGAGTGGGTGACGTGGACGAACGACAGGTGATCGCGTTCACCATGACGCAGTTGTCAACAGCACTAGTCGCAACCGCACCAGCAGGGGTAGCTGAGCCACCGTTATACGAATACGTTCCGGACAGGCCTCCGTACGTGATCGGGGTCCATGTCCCCGACCATTCGGCAACCCGCCACAGCATCCCTGTGCCGGACGCGCCGACGTTGCCGAACGTCACAGTCGTCGTAGACAGAGCGTTTTGGCACATCCACAGTTCGAACGTGTACGTGTTGACCGGCTTCCAAACCAGTTTCCATGTGTTACCCGCGTTGTCGGTCACTGTGTTGGCTGCTGAGTTGCCACCGCCCCAATGGACAGAAGCGATCAGTGTGTTGCCAGCCGTTGTTGCGGTCGCAAAAGAAACAGTCGAGTTACCAGTGGCCCCAGACTGCTTCTTGCCTAGCGCGACCTGAACTGGGCTGTCGCTCATCAGTTACCCCAGACCATGAACACACCCGTGCCTGTACGGGCTATCAGCCTGACAGACACGGGTGTGACCTCTTTCAGAACGTCAGGGGTGCGAACTACGCCGCGAAGAATCCGCCAGCCGGGCAGTTGATGGTCTGCGTGGTGCCGTCCGTGGTGAAGGGCGCATCGTGAGCGGTCAACGGGATGATGTTCGAATCGGTACCGCCCGTGGTGTCGTTGTCGTAGCAGACCAGCAGCTTCACGACGGAGTTGTTGATCGCCCCACCCGCGTTGGTGTAAGTCAGCGGGTCGAATGTCACCTTGACAGTGTTTGCAGTGTTGTCCACCGTCACCACGACGTTCGCGGGATCGAGCCGGGTGTAGTTCGTGAAGGTGGCTTCGGTGTTGCCAGCCGCCGCAATCAGGGTGGCCAGGTCGGTGTAGTTGTTCAGCGTGTCGTCTGCCTCGGCTGCCTGAAGCAGCACGACGACCAATGCGTCGTTGGTGGCAGGTAGCCCGGCGTAATAGGCCACCTTGCCCTTGGCACCGTTGAAAACAAAGCTGCCCATCGGGGTCTGCTCACTTTCTCGTTTCGATAGTTGGGTCTGCTGGCTAGGCCGTCTGTGGCTTCAGCCATAGGTCGATACCGGGGATTGCATCGGCCGGTGGTGGTGGACTGCCCCGCCACTGGACAACTCGGGTTGGATCGTTGGTGATGCTGGCCCTGGTCGGGTAGGTGCCGTTGCTGTCCGGTACCACGGTCACCGGCACCTGTGGTGGCAGGTCGTCCACCGTGTAGCTGGCGTTGGTTCCCGGAGCACCCTTCAAGGATGCCAGCCAGTCGTCTTCGTTGCCCTGAAAACCACGGGCCACGGCCAGTTCGTACGGGCTGGCTCCTTGTGGGCCCTGTCCACCCGCATCACCCTTGGTACCCTTCAGCGATGCCAGGAAGTCGGCCTGGGTACCGGTGTTCCCTGCTGCCAGCCAGAGTTCATAGGCAGACTGCCCTGGCTGACCGATCTTCAGCGGGATGACGGGGTTGGTCGGTGCCCCCGAAAAGGTGATCTGCGTGGTCATCGTGGTTCACGCTTTCTTCAGGTAGACAGTGCCGAACAACAGGTCGGCGTTCCCGTCCGTGGCACTGGTGATGGCCAAGCCCCAGGACGAACACTGCACTCCGATTGTCTGGACGACAGACTTCGGCAACTTCAGCAACACGTCACCTTCGGCCAGGCCGTCCGGATTCCCGACCGCAGACATGTCACTGAAGTATTGCGACAGATCGAGGATGATGTCCGGTGACCCGCTGGACAGCTTGATTTTCGAAACGAAAGTGTACGGCGTCACGTCGAACGGCTGCCCGTTGACCACGATGTTCCACTTGCCCCAGAAGTCGGTGGACTCGTCCAGGTACAGGTCGAACTTCTGGGCGTCAATGATGCTGCTGTTGACGATCACGTCAGACTCCCTCGATGGGCACGGTCAACGGCTTCCTGCACTTCATCTTTCGACAGCTTGCGACGACGCTGGGGCTTCCCGGACAACGGGGCCACCACTATGGGGAGTTGTCCGGACGGCATCCCGGATGGGCTGATGGGTCCGCCACCGAATACGTCCTTGAAGTCGTCCCCGTCCGCACTACCACCGCCCGCACCATCGATCCAGCCGTCACTGCCGAAGCTGATGCCACCATCGGCCCCACCACTGGGTTCGAGGTCGTCACCTTCCGACGAGTAGCTGCTGTCGTTGCAGTAGGTGCCCAGCGGCTGTTCTTGTCCGCAGATCAAACAGCGAGGGTGCCCGTTCGGGTGTGTCCATGCGGCCGGGGTGAAAGCGTGCTTGCCCTTCGCCTTTGCGGTCTGCTTGTTCTTCTTGATGAGTTCGGTTTCCTCGTCCGCCGTGATCCCGGTCTGGGCGGACATCGCGGATGACAGGTCCTTGTGCCGCCTGTCTTCTTGATAACCAAGTTGGGCAATCCGCTTACGGCGTTCCTCGCGCTGGTGTTCCAGGAACTGGCCTGCCGTCATAGCCGGGGTGCCAGCGGCCCTGTAGCGGTCGCTGCGGCCCTGGGGCTTCTTGCTGGCCACTTCCATGGCACGTTCGATCTGGGCAGCCCAGCGACCACCACGGCCACGTGGCTCGGCGGGGTTGAACGACTTGTCTTCCGTCGTTTGCCCGAAAGGGATGTCCACCCGGTTCGAGCCATGTACGACCGACAGATGGCTGAAGGTCACCTGCCGAGGTTGCCACCTGTTGATCGGCTGGTCGTCGGTCGGGTCCAGGTAGGCCAAGGTCATGTGCGGGGAATAGCCGTGACTACTGACTGGCTCGTATTTTCTGTCTGTCAGAAAGGCTTGGGTGACAACCTGTCGCAACCGTTCGACTTCCGGCGCATCGACGTTGACCACCAGCGGGTCCTGGCCACCTTCGTCAGAATCCTCACCACTGAACCGGGTGATGCCGTTCAGCTTCGCAGTGATCGGGGCGAACTGGGAAGCGACTTTCTTCCCGATATTCACCAACTCTTTCTGGGTTCCGGCCACATCGCTGCCGACCTTGCCCAGATACAGCACCGTGCAGTGCAGGTCGTCGGGGTACAGCCCGTCCGGTAGAGCGATCTGTTGGGCATCGCCGGGACTGGGGTGCAGGGCTACCATGACGCCGGTCGAATAGTCCGGGCCAGGTGCCAGCTTCTTGGATTCCGTCTGCCAGATAGCAGCGGCTTCACGCATCAGGTCAGCGGAGAGGTTCTTGGCTTGCAGACAGTAGGCGGCAGCACCCAGCATGTCTGTCTTCATGATAGTTGCGACCTGCGACACTTTGGTCGCGTCGCTGCCGTCTGGCAGTTCGACAGGCAGCTGCTTGATCTGGCCTGCCTCGGGACGGGCTAGGCGGTCCTGCAATGCGGCCAGCATCCCCAGCATCTTGGCCGACACACGGATCGAGCCCGGCACCGTCTGTCCTTTCGATAAATCTGATGAAGGGGTACCTGCCGTTGAAAGACCGATGGTCGGAATCTCGGGCAGGTACCCCTTCGGCTCAGGATCAGGTGTAGATGAACGAAGCCGCGTCGGTGACGTTGCCCGCGTCGTCCTGAACGATCACGTCGTACGTGCCCGCAGTCTTCGCCGGGGTCGTGACGTGGATGGTCTCGTCGTTGACGACCGAGAACGACGTGCCAGCGGTGCCACCGAAGGTGACGCCGGACGCACCGTCGAACCCGGTGCCCCTGATGACGATGGCCGTGCCACCCGCAGCCGCACCCGTGGCCGGGGTCAGCGAGGTGATGGTCGCGGCACTGTAGTTGCTGTAGAAGAAGTCGCGTTCGGAAGTGCGGATGTTGGTACCCGCCTTCCACTTCAGACGACGGCCGGTCTCACCCGATTCTCCGACCATCTTGAAGTGCTCGTACACGTCTTCCGTCAGGGTCAGCAACGGATCGGGGTCGCTGTACCCGGTGGACGGAAACGATGCCTTGGGGATCGTGGTGCCCGATGCGTCGGTCAACCACCGGTCTCCGGTGTCGGTGCCCATGTCTTTACCTTCCTTGTCGAACGGTGGGTGTGGTACGGACGGGTCTCTTAGAAGCATAGGGCTTCATCTGGCGGAACATACAGAAGCCCAAAACTTCGGGGTGTCCATCTGTCAGCTAGACAGTCTGGTTACAGGCCGGTGACGGTGTACTTGGCTCCAACAGTGGTTGACCGCACGGTGACAACGCCCTGGTGGGTGTCGCCAGTCTCTCGCTGTTCGGGTAGCCGCACCGTCACCTTGTCACCGGGTGACAGGTAGTAGGCGTCGTCGCCCCCGGTCGCGGTCATGGTTGCGGTGCCGACCACGAACTCGATTTCGGCAGCCGCGTCGATGTTGTGTACTTCCACCACCCCATACCCGCCCGTGATGGTGATGACCTCGTTGGTGTCGGCCACCGCGATGCTCTGCTTGGTGGACTTCTTGCAGGTGTGCGTTGCCATCAGTCTGGTCCGTCCTTGTCAGGTTGAAACTTGCTTGCTTGGACCGGGCTAGCGCTTGGGAGCCCAGTTGCACCAGCACCGGCAGTTGATGATTTCGTCCAACGCACCTGCTGGGTCACCAGGGTAGAGCATCTTGGATTCTCCGACAGTGAAACGGTCGCCACCGGAAACTGACTTCCCGTCCACCATGGCGTGGGTGTGCCGGACCCGCTCGTCGTCTTCGGTCCACCAGGTCTTCGTCATGTAGTCGGCAGCCGTTCCGTACACCGCCTGCCGGATGCCTTCAACCGTTGAAGTTGTCAGGTTGACAGCAAGGCCCGTCTTCCAGCTGGACCGAGCGCCCACCATCTTGGTGACCGCCTTCTTGATTTCCGTCATGGACGCACCCTGGCTGTCCAGTTCGGCAATCTTGGCAGCGACCTTCTCGGACTGCCGCATGGCTGACGATTCCACGATGCCCAACGCCTGACCCAGCACGTCGTACAGCTTGGCTTCCGGATCGATGAACAGCCGGGTCAGTGGAGTGTTGCCGAACTGGTTGATCCGCCCGCTGTCCGCCATCTGGTCGATGACCCCGGCTTGGTGCAGGGATCGGGCAGCACGCTTGGCTTCGCGTTCGAGGATGGGCTTCAGCAAGGTGTGCATGTCGCCCACGATGTCCTGCGACCATTCGTCACCAGCCACCACGTACATCGGGTCCAAAGCCTTCGTGCCGACTTCCTTGCCGTCCCAGTGCCGGGTGTGCTTCAGCACCTTGGCGTGGTCCAACCGGGACAGGAAGACCTTCTCTTGGCGATGACCCCAGACCGTCAGCCCGGTTTCGACTGTCGCTTCGATAGTTGCACGCAGCTGAAGGTACGGGTGTTCCTTGTATTCGGGCTCGATGACTATTTCGGCGTCGATGATGTCCGGGTCATCACCCCCGGTGTCGGACAGCATCTTTCGTTCGATGAGTTCGTTCATTGATGCCTTGGCCGCAACCCGTTCCGCACGGGCTGCCACGACCCCCAGGGCTGCCTGCACCGGGTTGAAGGACGACGCCGGTCCACCGATGGGGGCCAACGGCTTCTGAGAGCCCCCAGGAAGGGCTGCCGGGGCTGCCGGGGCACCGGGAAGGGCCGGGGCCTGTGCAGGGGCACCAGGGGCACCCTGCGTCATCGACTGCCTGGCCAGGGCGGACTCGGCACGCATCATGCCAGCGATGGCTGCCGCTGCCAGGTTGGGCAGGTTGCGGATCGCTTTTTCGTCGTCCGGGTCCCGCGCGATGACCACACCGTTGGGCAGGAACAGGGCACGGGTGCCAGGGATGTCCCAGGGCTTCTCCCCGACTGCCCGGAAGAAATCGTCCAGGGTGGCTGCCCCGGCTGCGACTTCGGCCAGCTTGTTCGTGCGCCGGGTGTTGATGGCCCGTTGCAAGACTTCGACTCCGCTGAAGTCGTAGGCCAGGTTGATGTCGTCGTCCAGGTCACCGGTCAGGGCGTTCAGCCCCATGGCCATGCCCTTGCAGTGGTCTATCTCGGTGTGCAGCCAGAACCCTTCGAGTTCTGCGTCCGCGTTGTCAAACGTACGACCCGAGGCATTGCCCAGCACCGATTCCGCGACACCGAACGCCAGCAGCAGATCGTCCTTACCTGCCTTCAGCCCAGCCAGCCACTCGATGTCGCGGGGGGTGGCACCCAGGTCCTGCACGCTGATGTCGTCGGCTTCGATGACGATGGTCTGGCCAGCAGCCAACGGACCACCCGTGAACCGGTTCTTGATTTCCTGAGCATCACCGGGGCTGGTGTCACCCTTGATGCCGACCAACAGACCAGGGCGTCCGTCGTTGGTGATGAAGTTCCGGTTGAACAACCTGGCGAGCCAGTCGCTTTCCGCCACGATGCCTGCCGACACCATCGGGGTCAGTTGCTGGTACGGATCGGTCGGGTGCGGCATCAGCTTGATCCAGATCACCTGATCGGGAGCCAACGTCTGCACCGTGTAGTCGGACCGGGTGACTTCATACCCCGACACGAAGGTGATCGGGTCTGGTATCGGGTTGACAGCTTCTGCGTTCAGCAGGTGCAGTTGCGACGGCCTGCCATCCCGACCTCGCACCACTTCGACAAAGGCACCTTTGCGGGACAGCAGCAGTTGGGTGGACAGCCGGTACCGGAACATCCAAGCTGTCTCGTAGATGTTGGCGTTCAGGTTCAGCAGCTTGTACAGCCGGGGGTCGTCAATGGTCGTCCCGGTTTCGTAGTCACCCCGGCGCAGGATGATGGGTAGCCCGGCCTGCTTGGACGCGATGGCGTTCACACACCGTGCCACCCAGATGACTTTCTCCAAGCCATCCTTGACAGATCGACCCAAGTCCCACGGACCAACCGGACCTGACGACCGGATCAGTGCACGGCCCAAGGCACCCGACGACCGTGCCACCGCACCAGCCGAGCTAGCCGTACGCCGGTTCAGCAGCGGTGCGAGGAAGTTGCCTGGCATGGGCTGTTGCTCCTAGGACTAGAAACCGATAATGACCCCCACCACCAGCAGGGCTAGTCCCAGTATGGCGATCCCGGCTGCCCAAGACCACAACATCCCCACACCCACCACCAACGAGGCGAGTCCAGCCACCATCAAAACGACAGACAGCACGGCTTCCAGTACAGGCGTTTCCGGTGTCCTCGTCTGTCTTCTGTCAATCTCCATTTTCGTCACTCCTTGACTTGCGGTGCTTCGGGTCGGATGGGGTAGTGGGCGTGTCGCCATCGATCATCCGGTCGATGTAGTCGGCCATGGTGCCCACTGACAACTCTTCGTTCTGCGAGTTGCTGAAGTGTTCCCACAGCTGGTTACGGACTATCATGCAGACAACGGTGGCTATCTCGGTGGCCTGCTGGACCGACACCCCGTGTTCGTCCGCCAGTCGTTCCATGTCTATCTGTTCGAAAGGCTGATGACGTTCGAGATATGCGTCACGTTCGTCCAGGGTGGCCATCACCACCCAGTAACACCCGGCCAGCAGCAGCAGGGTCCACTGCCCGGTCATCACGGTGTACGCGCCACCGAGTAGGTAGCTGCCCCGCAACAACCAGGTCTGGGCATCCGGCCTGCGCATCACCCAACGCATGGCCAGGATGCCAGCACCCAGCAGGGGCAGATACCAGAGTTTCATCTTGCTAATACACCGATACGCGGGTCCATCACGGATAGCGCCAGTCGGGTATCCGCCATGAACTGGTAGAAGCTACCCCGCATGGCAACGTCGTGCAGCGGGTCGGTGCACAGGTATTCGCATACCTCGTCGTAGATCGGGGCGCTGGAATAGACCGGCCCGAACGCAGCCCCGAACAACGGGTCGTGCGGGCTGAACGATTTCCACCTGATGTGGCCATCCGATGTCCGGGTACCGAAGCAACCACACGGGGCTTCGATGTCTTCCACGATGTCGATCCCCGCCATGTTCATGACTCCACCGTAGATGTCACGCCGTGGTGCACTGCTGAACTTGGCTTTCAGGTTGGCAATATCTTTCGGGCTCATCCGGATGTTGGTCGTTAGCAGTGCCCCACCGGGCAGATACACACGTGTCCCACGGGGCCACCAACGAGATAGCAGAAACATATTTCTATCCTATCTTTGTCGATGTGAAAGTCCCCCGCCACCGGACCTTGCAGCCGATGACGGGGGACCGCTGGATGGGGTGGCGCGAACTTAGCTGGTGGGCTGATCGGTGGGCTGGCTGGCCGAGTCCGTGCTGACCGTCATCGGGGCAGCGGTGTCGTTGCCGGTGGCCGTAGTGGTGCTGATCTGAACACCCGGTGTGGTGTCGCTAGTCGGTGCACTGTCCGCTACCGCCACCGGGTCGCCGGCCACCGTGGTGTCCGCCGGAGTGCTGGCGTCCGTGGTGCTGGTGGTTGTCGGATCGACAGTCGGGGTCGCTGTGCCGGTCGTGTCGGTCGTGGTGGCGTCAGCCGGGGGTGCAGCCGGGGCAGCCTGCGGGAGAACGTTGTTCAGTGCCACCAGGTCGTTGTTGACCGCCGACGATGCTGCGCTGATCTGAGTCTGAAGGCTGGCGATGGTGGCCTGGTCCGCTGCGTCCGCCTGGGTCAGCTGGGACACCTGGGCCTGAAGGCTGTTCACCGAGCCCATCAGACTGACAACCTTGCCGACAACGGCGTCCAGCTGGGTCAGTTCGTCGGACAGTGCGTTGTTCTGGGTCATGAGTGCTTCTCCGATTTCGTCTACGCGCCGGTATAGCGCGATCAGGATGTCGCGGTCCGACAGTTCATGCACTGGCAAGACCGCATGGTGTTCGCCCACTGGGATGGCCCTTCGGGACGGAGTTGGCTTACGGCAACACTGTGGGTCAACTAGGTCAGCTTCAGCAACCCCCTTCGACCATGGCCAAGATGGTGTCCGCGTGCTGAATGGCTGTCAGCACGATAGATGAAAACAGATGGTCCTTGAACTGCTGGTCCACCGGCAACTGGTCGTAGGGCACCAGACACGGGTGGGTTTTCAACTCGGGGTCCTTGACCGGCCCGTACACCCAGCCCTGTTCTGTCTTGGTGTCGCACCACAGCTGGTGGGACTGTTCGGGAGTGTTCCCGTTCAGCACCCCACGTACGCCGATCCGCACGCTTTCCTGCATGGCCGGGTCCACGTCGTCCCAGTCCGCTGCCACGTCGATGCCGGACCACGGCTGCAACTGCTGAACACCTCTGTTGGCTGAATGACAAAAACGGGCAATCGCATCGATCACCAGGTTCTTGTCCGCAGTGGACATCGGGTCTTCGGCGTCGTGGTCTTCCTCCCGATCCACCTGCAACGCATCGGTAGGCATGTCGGGTGTCTTCACGATGTCCGGGTGCGCTTCCTGCCAGGCTACGATCCGGGCAACGTGGGCGTTGAGGCCATCAATGATGTTCTGGTCCCGTTCGACGGTAGGCAAGTGGGCCACTGCTTCCTGGTAACCACGGATCGCGTGCAGGATGAGCTTGTCCTTGGCCCGAAACAGGATGACCGGTTCGTCTTCACCGATGGTGGTGGTGATGTGCTTGCGCTTGTGGGGCCAGTCCTGAACCCCCTGATAATCCGCACGTGCGTGCAACATGTCATAACTCCACTACTGCATCACGGGTGATGACCGTGGAACCGGGACGGTTCGCGGCCCGCTTGCGACATTCCCGTTCGGCGTCGGCTGCTGTCGAACTGAAAGCCTCGAAACCGTCTTCGAGTACCCACACCCACTGCTGCTTGCGAACCTTGCGTGGACCCCGCTGGGACTTGGGTCGTGACTGCACAGCCTGAGCTTCTACTGCCGGTGCCCGATGGTTGTCTGCGGCCTTGGTGCAGCGTTCGCATATCTGGGTGTTGGGTTTCAGTTCAATAGTTAGCGTCAGGTCGGTGCCACACCAGGCTTTCAGGTCTTCGGTAGACCTGATCAGGTGCTTCATGGTGCCGAACCGAGAATGGGCGTACACAGGGGTATCTGTCATAACGATAGTTCCTAGCTGTTGTCTGACCGGCGAAGTCATCCTAGCCGGGCCAGGTCGGGTTGGTGCAATGGCCGGTAGCCCGGCTGTACGGCACGCTGACGGGCTAACCGGACGGGTTGGCAGTCCAGGTCCGGATCGGGCTGATAATCTGCCTGCTGCGTTGCTGGGCGTTGTCTCCTGATTGGTTAGTCGTCCCGATCAGCTTGACCGTCAGCACGTGTGGTGCCCCGCACCTGTCTGCTGACCGGCAGATCACAGACAGCTGTGTGCGGGGCACCACTCATGTTCACGCCCGGTTATGGACTGATAGTTACTTGGTGAACAGGGTGTTGACGGTCTGCTGGTAATACAGCTTGTCAAGTAGACAAGTGATCGAGCCGGGAGTGACATACCCCGGCCAGCGGTGGTCATCGAACAGCTGGTACCCGCCGTCCTGGTAGCACTGGTCGATGTACTGCGAGCAGATCATGTGCTTGTTGCTGGCGATGTAGTCCTTCAGCAACTGATCTGCCGGGTACAGGTGCAGCCGGTGAGTAGCCAACGCCGCATAGTCCAGGTACGAATACCCCACGTGCAGGTCGGCATAGCGCTGGGCCGCTGCCACGATGGCGGCACGCTGGTCGTCGGTCGGGTTGATGAGTCCCGACGACCACCGGATCGTTCTGCCGTCATAGATCGACAGGTCACGGATCGCGGCCCCGTGCGGTTGGGCCTGGGCTATCTTGCCATCCCCCATGTACATGAGCACATGTTCGTAGTCCTTGTAGCCGTCACCGTTCAGCCACTGGCCGATCCGGATCGCCTTCCCCACGTCCCCCATCACCTTCACCACTCCGATGTCGGCTGGCTTCAGGGTCGGGGACAAGTTCGTGGTGGTCATTGGTGCCTGCTTCCTTTTTCTGTTTGACAGGTTCCATGTGCGGGCGAGCATGAGCCAGCACACCTATCATCCAAGCAGGCGGCACATACTGTTTGGGTGCATCGGGCGTGATACCCAACAGGCGTTTCTCTTCCGATTCGACGGCTGCCGTGTAGCGGTCCACTTCCGCTTCGATCCTGGCGTGTGCCTTCTTCGTGTGTTCGGCCAGGATGCGACGGCGTAACTCGGCGCGCTGTTGTTCCTGTGATGTCTTCATGGCGCGGGCACGTAGTGTTCGGTGATGTACCGGGCGGCAGTCTTCGCGGCGTCCTTGATGCGAACCACTTGATAGCCGTCGTCGTCCGAGTACGAATCCTGGTCCAAGAACACGGATTCCAGGTCAGCGGCCAGCTTGTCCAGTGCTGGCATGTCGGCAAACGCATCGATCAACGGGGTGCCGATGCTGTAGGTGCCGCCACCGACGTCGAGCGGCTCAAGCAGTTCAAACGGTTGGTTCAGCCGGGCGATGATGTGGATGTCCTGATCTTCCAATCGAGCACTGACCACTTCTAGGCTGCCGATGACATCGTACGGGGGCGTACCCGGTGTAGGGGACGGACCGAAACTGTAGGACTCTTCAAAGTAATCACTGGCGAAGCAGGTCCGTACCCCGTCCGCATAGGTCAGCGATAGATAGTCGCCATACTTGACCGTCATGTCGAACGGCTTGCCATCTTCTTCGAAGACGAACATCACCCCACTGCCGCGATTCGTATCTTCGACGTACGAGAACTTTTCGGCCTTCAGGAACCGGGCACAGTCGCGTTCGTTCCCCGGCTGTAGCTGAATCGCCGTCAACACGGCGGGTGTGTACTCTTTGCGCCGGGCCTTGTTGTTCCAGTGATACAGCGACGGGTAACCGCGTGCCATGTCAGTCTTGGTTTCCGGCTTCGGCATCCCATGTTCCTTCGGTTCGACGTTGGGCCACTCGGTGGAGCGGGCCGGTGGGCGTTCGGGTGCAGCTGATGGTTCGGGGTCGTAGGCGTCGTCGCGTCCCATAGGGTCAACCTTTCAGTTCGACAATCTGTACGTGGGCAAGGGATTCTGCACCACAGTTCAGGCAGCTGTCCCCAGCAGAGCCTGCTTCTTCGTCGTCGGTGAAGATTTCGCAAGACTGGCAGAACCACCCCACCGCCAGCACTGTCGGAGCAGCATCGATCACACCGGGGCACTTCAGGATCGCGGTCCGTGAACCGGGACGGTCACGATTGTCGTGCGGTGGGTGCGGCCTGGTGTCCGGACAGGGGCTGTAGGGGAACGCAAGGTGTACGTCCTGCTTACCCAACATCGGTACCATTCTCCCGAACGACTGTCAGTTCGACATCATCGGTGTGCAGCACCACCTTCACCCGGTCCGCCAGACCAGCCGGAAGCGCAGCCTTGACGACCTCGCGTACCTGGTCGATGGCACCGTAGTCGGACACCCTGACCAGCAACAGGTCGTCGGGTTGCAACCGCAGCACCCGGACCTCTGGTACTTCGCTGAGCTCATCCATGTCCCCGCCGCCAATCATCGTTAGTGACTTTCTTGAAGTAACTGGTCAGTTGGTCATCGACCACATCTTCTATCCTGTCGAGAAGATAATCCAGTACGTCGTCATCGAAGCCCAATCTTCCGACTACATACCGGCCACGGCCCCCAGCCCCTAGCTGCCTGGACCTTCGCAGCGATGGCGATCTGCTGGGACTCGGTGGCCAGGTCGGCACGGGGTGCGTACTTGCCGCCACCGTTCGATAGCCAGGTGCCCTTGTCAAACTGAACCCCTCCATAAAAACCGTTGCCCGTGTTTATCGCCCAGTTTCCGCCCGATTCACACTGGGCCAGCTTGACCCAGGTGGCCAACGGGACCGGCCCGCTAACGACCACCGCTGCTGGCGGTACCGGTGTCGGTGTCGAAGAGACAGTGTGTTGCCTGGCCGTCGATTGATGCCCCGAAGCAGTAGTGGTGGCAGTGCGGGAACTGCGGTGGGTGGACGTGACCGATGGGCTCGATGCTGTCGAGGGTGCCGATGATGGTGGCGTCTTTGGGGTTGTCACACTGACAGATGCCGTCTGTTCGCCGGTCGTCTGCCGGATGCTGGGGACCAGCTGGTCGGTCACCATCCGCGACATCTGCGGAGTCTTCAGGACCATCGCCGTACGTTGCCAGCTGCGGTTCGCCTGACTGCCTAGTGGGGTCCGCACATAGGTCGTCGGCGGGATCAAAACAACCGACGAGGGAGAGAACTTCTTCGTTGCCGGGCTGTCCGACCGTGACGGCGAAGTGGCCAGCAGCGTTAGCAGACCCGAGCAGGCGACGAGCATCAGCAGCCGTCGGGCAGACGTGAATCTGGGCATCGTACGTGAAGCGTTGTAGGTCGTCATGTCGTTGTACCTTTCTACGACAAAAGGCGGCCTCTAGGACCGCCTTGTCTACTGTCAGGACGACATGTGCCATCGCATCACTTCCGATCTTTGGGTTATGGGCGACCCCCTAATAGGGCTGCGACCCCTGTCACAATATCCGAAACACCGGGCAACAGACCACCAGCCACAGAAGGCCCTAGAAGGCCCGTAGACGGGCTAACGGCCACCAGGGGCAGCTGGGCAGCAGTCGATGGGGTTTCGCCGCCCACGAACGATCCTGGCGTGGTTATGCCCCCGGTCTGAGAAGTCTGCTGGGGCTGCGGCGTCGGGCTGGGTGTCTGCGTGGGTGCCGGTGTGGGCTGCGGCATCGAGGTCGGGGTCACCGCAACCACCTGAGTGACTGTCTTCTTGACAAGTTCTTCCCGGACGATGACCCGCTGGCTGGGGTTCGGGGTCAGCGTGGCAACCGGGGATGCGGTGACGGTGACTACCGGGTGGGCGGCAACATGGTGAGGTTGTTCCGCGATCCCCAGCCCAGGCTCGTTCAGCGTCTTAGCAGCCCAGTGCAGCCCGGTGGGCGAAGCAACCGTGCAGGCGATCATCCCGACCAGTAACGGCACCGCCCACTTCGGTCGGGTGCTGTACCTGTACTTCACGTGCTGCGCAGACTCGTGCTGCCGTTGAAGTATCGACATGACAGTGGCATCCCTTGGTCCGACCAGTCGTTGTTCCCGAAGAAAGCTACCCGGTCCATGTGCTCGCTACACAGGGTAGCCTTACCGGTGCTGTCGGGCACGCAGGTCTAGGCCAGGATGCGGACCTTGCGACCGAAGGCCAGTTCCTTCAACGCTCCCGATGTTGCGTCCACCTGGTCGTCGTGCGCCCCGTTCGGGAACAATGCCGCTTCGTCCAGGAAGGCTCGGTTCCAGGTGGCTTTCTTGATGTAGCAGTTGCCTGCCTTGGCCATCGATGACAACGGCTGGGCACGCACCTTCTTGTCTCCGGTGGACCTGATCCCATCGAAGTTGAAGCCCACCAGGATGTTGCGCCGGTAGTGGCTGATGGCCATCACACCCGAGCTACCCGGTTCCTGTTCCATCCGGATCGGGATGTCGGGTCCGTCCATCATCGCGGTGTGCCGGATGATGCGTTCGGCTTCGGCTGGACCTCGGCGGAATCGCACGATGTCTTCGATGTAAAGGTTGCCGTCCAGCAATCGGCACAGCGTCCCCACGGTCCAGTCGGGATCGTTCTTCTTGTCTTTCTTCTGCTCGGTTGCAGCCATGTCCCAGAACCGGACCAGCTTGCCACCCGCTGGCGTCATGTCCAACGCGGTGAACCAGTGCCGCTGGAAGTAGTCACCTTCCTCGGTGACATCCCAGTCGCCGTTCAGCAGTCGTTCCTGGTCCACCGGGTTCAGGTGTTCCAGCGCTTCCCGGTAGCTGGCCTGGTCCAGTGATGGATTGTCAGAAAGCAAAGAGGGGACGAAGATCGCTTTTTCGTTCCGGGTGCGTTCATCGATGAACCGGTTCCGCACCCATTCGTGCCCGATGCCACCGGGGTTGGTGGCCGAACGCATCCTGAGCGGCAGATCGAAGATTGTCATTCCATCAGGGGCGGGCGGGTACTGGCCCAGCACCTGCTGGTCGGGGTAGGGCTCTTTGCAGTATTGCTTGCCTTCGGCGGTGGTGTGCTTGTAATAGACCCCGGTCATCGATCGATACTGCCGAAGGTTGGTACGGCAGTTGAGGCAGTTGATCGCAGGCTTCCGCATCCGGCTGAACATGTAGGTGTACATGTCGGTATCGAACTGTGTCAGTTCGTCAAACCCGATGAACTGGAACTCCGCTGATTGGTAGCGGGTCTTGTCCCGGTTGTATTGCAGATAACCGAAGGTGATTCGAGCCCCCGACGGGAAGGTCCAGTACCGGCCCCCATCGTGCGACTTCGCATCTGTGCTTTGGAGCCACTGTCTGGCCCGGTCCATGATGGCACCCGGCAGCGCAAGGTCGGACCAGGTACGGCGCAGCAACAGAGCCGAATATCCCGGCACATCGACGTATTGCAACGCAGCCATCAACAGGGCGTCGCTCTTGCCCCCACCAGCCGCTCCACCGAAGCCGACTTCCTTGGTGGTCAACGACAGGAAGACCTGCTGCTTGGGGTGCGGGATGTGCGGGATGTACTTGGTCAACCGAGGGATGACAGCCCGCTGAATCTTGTGCCGCTGTTCCGGGGTCAGTTCGGCCAGCTTCTTGGCCAGCACTCGGGTTTCTAGTGCTGTGCGTTCGGTCAGGGTCAGGGACATGGGTCGTAGTCGTCTTTCTAGTTGACAGTCTGGTTCCCAACCTCAGCGGCCGGTACTGGGACTGCCTAGCGTATTCATCACGTGTACTGCTGGTCATGCGTGGTGCGGGCTAGATGTGCACGTAAAACCGACCGTTCAGTGCGGTGTGCTCGCTTTGCTTCTGCAAGCTGGACAACCGTTCCGTCTGGTGGCCGTACGGGTCACGCTTGGTCGGGTCGGTGGACACATAGACCACGTTGATGCACTCGGGCCCATGCACCGCCGTGACCAAACCGAAGTGTTCGACCCCGGTTTCGTCTGTCACCTTGACAACCGTGCCCACCACCAACTGCTCGCGGTAGGTGCCGGTGTCGATCGACTTCCGGTTTTCGTGGTCCCATCGCGTCACCGGGACCTGTTCCATGTCAGACAGCATCTTGTTCACCTCCTTCCGTACGCGGTGTGCGTCCATGCAGTATGTCATCGATCCGGCGCTGGTTGTCATAGAAGCGCTGCGACATAGCTGGTAGCCGTACTCCGGCGTGGTAGGCGATGGTGGCGTTCCCGATGGCGTCCAACAGCCCGAACAGGATGTCGTCTGTCATGTGCACATACAGATCGATGGTGTCATACCCGGTGGCCGGGTAACGCTGGTGCAGGTCAGTGCGCCACTCGTCAGTGATGACCAGCCGGGGTCGGGGTTTGTTTTGCGCCGTGTGCTTGCCGCACCGACACCCTCGCTGGCAGATCGTACCCATGGCTAACTGTCTAGCAGATACAGGTAGTCCAGTTGGTCATTCAGCGCCATCAGGTCGGGATGGGCCAGGATGTTGTGTTCCAGCACGTGGGCCCGTGCATGGTCATATCGGGTCTTGTTCACATCCCCGTTCGCGTCTACCCACGCCTTGCAGTCCCGGCAGTAGAACGCTCGAACGTGCATCCGGTCCGTCATGATTACCGGTTCTTTGGTTTGGTGGGGTGGCCCAGCTTCCGGCAGCTGCACAGGATCGGCTGGTTGTCGGGGGTGAATGCGTTTCGCAGTGCCCCGTTGCACTTGGCGTGGTCGTTGGCGAAGCAGTGCGTACACATCGGGATCACACAGTCGGGGGTCGTCGTCATGGTCGGCTGCCTTTTGGTTCGGTTGCTCTGTACCTGTTGTACGGATGCCGGTGACAGCCGGGCTGCGGAATCCAGTGTTAGGTCGCAGGCCAGTCCGGACAACCACAACCCGGCTGTCACTCTGAAAGGCTAGCCTATGGGATGACGGACCCGTCGGTGTCCAGCGTGTTGCCGGTCCAGGTCGTCACGAATGGCGAACCGATGTGAGTCTTGATGCCGTACCGGTAGTCGGTGCCGAACCGGTTGTTGGTAAACGTCAACGGTCCCGCCTTGTGGGTGGCCGGGATGCCCGAGTTGTTCGCATTGATCGAGTAGTTGCCGCCGTCGCACAGGTTGCCGGTGAAGGTCAGTTGGGCCAGGTCACCTTGCAGTGCGCCGATCTGAAGACACGAGTTCATCGGGTCGCCTGCGGTGAACGGTATCAGCGTGTTGTGCACGAAGGTTTCGTCCCCACCCGATGTCTGCAAGGTGTCATCATGCGAGGTGGACGACCGCTGCAAGCCGTGGATGTAGCTGTCCTGCACCACGTTGAACGGGTTCGCCCCGCCACCACCCCAGGCGTCGATACCGTCCTGGCCACCGGACAGGTCAGCCCGAATGACAGTGGCGTCGTGGATCGTCATGGCCGCGGTCTGACTGGGTGTCACGATGACAGTCACATCGCTGATCGTGGTGTGCCCGGTGGCCTGGTGCAGATCGATACCGCCGAGTGCATCGCCACCTGTCACCTTGACGTTTTCGATGATGACGTTGGCCGATGTCACCTTGATAAAGCCGGTGACGTTCAGGTTACGGATGACCTGGCCATCGGTGGTCGAAGTGATGGACCCAGAAGCGGTGAGGGTGCCGTGCGCCCCGGTGTTGGTGGCGTCGGGCCAGCCGCAGGCAGATGGTGTCTTCAGACAGTGAGTGGCCGAAACAGCACTGCTCGATGGGGTCGGGCTGACCGTCACGTTACTGGGGCTGGGACTGGCCGGTGGGCTGCTCACAACGGGGGTGCTGCTGCTGGGTGCCGGGTTGGCGCTGCTGCTGACCGGGACCGGTGGGCTGCTGCTGGGGGCTGCACTGCTGGGCGGCGGGCTGCTGGGCAGCGATGAAGGGCTCGACTGGGACGATGCGGTCGGCGTGGTCTTGGCCAGTGTCAGTGTCATGCTGACAACCGCTAGCAAAGCGGCCAGTGCAGCGATGACCTCGGCACGGTGGGCGGTGAACCAGGCGATCCAGGTTTGCCCGGTGGGCGGTGGGGCAGCGGACGGCGTAGACACGATGGTGTCCTTTCGTGGAGAGAAGGGAACACCATCGTGTCATGCGCCAAGGTCAACCAGCCGGTCTTTTGCCCCACCATCGGGGCGGCGTCACTCTGCGTTATAGCCAGTTCTGGTGCACTGCCACTATCAGTTCGACAATGAAGATGGCAGCCAACAGCACGTCGGTCAACGTGATCCGCACCAAGTACCTCCCTAGTCAGGGACGGGCACCGGGGACGATACCCACGAATCGCCGGGGTTATACCCGCACCAGTGATGGCCTGGTTCGCGGGGTCATGTCGTTCGATAACTCGGTGTTGTGGAACACCTGTCGTTCCTGGATGGCATGTCGTTCACACATCAGGTGGCCGGGGCACCATGCCAGGCAGGCGATGCACCAGACCCGGTATCGGGCGAGTTCGTCACAGTGCCGGGTGTCGCAGACTTCCCGACCTGGGCTGGTCACTTCCCGATCACTTCCCCGCACGACGAACACTGAGCCAACGAATCACTGCCTTGCACACTGTGCCATTGTCCGATGTGCTGACCATGACCCCCGCAGCCAATCACGTTCAGCGCTGCTCTGATGTGTTCCAGCTGTTCAGCCAACTGGTCGATGGCTGGTTGGTTGCTGGCCCGGCGCAAGGCTTCGGTCGTGCAGCAGGCTTCATCGACGGGTTGATAACTCGACAAGTACCGCAGGGTTTCGGTTTCGAAGTTCCGCAAGGCACGGCGAAGCACCTTCCGACTGGTGGCCGGAAAGGTCAGTGCTGTCTCTTCGTCGGACATGGATGGTGGCCTTTCGTCAGGTCGGTCGGCAGGTCGGTCGGTGGGTCAGTCGTCATCGGGGCTGTGGTCCACGCAGATGGCCGAACGAATCCCCCGGCCCGCTGCATACCCAATCGACGCAGCGAGCACTGCTACGGCCAGTACAGCTAGTTTCACTAGCGGTCCTTGCGTTTGATCCGGACGAACCTGGTGTTGTCCGGTGACAACTCGTACAGCTGCCAGAACTGGCCGGTGTGTCGTTCCTGCCTGATCTTGTCCAGGTCATCGGGTTCGATGTCCACCGCTGTCGGGTTGATAGTCGTAGTGATCGTCTTATCTCCGTGACGAACATCGACGTACAGCCAGTCGTTGGCGAACTGGTGCAGCACGACCTGCTTGCCCTTGTGCACACCATTACGCAGCTTCACGACGGGTCACCACTGAGTTCTTCGTCGTAGATGCGCTGGCAGTCCGGGCAAACCGGATACTTCTTCGGGTCGCGAAACGGTACCCACTTCTTCCCGCACAGAGCTTCACACGGGGTGCCGAAGACAGCCGCGTTCATGATGGCTTCCTTGTTCGCGTAGTGCGCGAACCGTTCGTGGTTGCCGTCGTCGTTACTCAACCTGGGCACCACAACCGTGTCGGTGTCGGTGTCCGGCGAAGACAGCGCGGGCAGGGTTTCGGTGTCCATCAGGACGTAGCTCCTTTGTTACGGGCCTGCTTCGTTCGCCGTTCGATTTCGTCGTTGATGTACCAGACCGCTTTCTTCAGGTCTTCGATCGAGTCGTTCTTCAGGTCCGCCCGCCAGATGTACTTGACGGCGTTACCCAGGTTGAACCCCATGTGCCGGGTGACTTCGATGCACTCGATACCGCTGGGGTGGCTGGTGTAGTGCGGTGGGTGGTTCACCATGTCTGCGGTAGGTGCTGCGGGAAGACCGGGACACCAGCACTGGTCACCCCACAACCACGTATGTGCAGGGTGTGAGTCGAGCCGTTCACACCGGGCGGTCGGTAACGATTGCGGTGGCACGTCGGGTGCCCAGACGGAACTCGTCATTGGCAGGTTGACACCCGGGCACCACTTGGGACCGCTGAAGTTGGTCCAGCTGTGCGGCTTGTGCTCGATGAGTGCGTCATCACACAACTGCCGGGGTACCCGGTCGGCACTGCCGATGGGCGGCATGGCGATCACTTCCCTTCGACCTTGTGCCAGGCCGGGTGGGTGAACTCGCGTAGTTCATAGCGTTCATGCGGGTTCGGGTTCGCGGCCAGCATCACCGCAATGTGGTCGGGGCAGCACATGGACCGCTTCGGTGGGTCGATGCCGGAGTCAAAACGAGTGACCAACAGCCAGGTCGGTTCGTTGGGGCAGTCGGGCTGTACGCATCTGACGTGACTATCCGACCGACAGACGACCCCACAGTGGGGGCAGGTCCCGCTGCACTGGTCGAACTTCTGGTGGACGCACTCGTTGGATATGTAGTACGGGTGTGCTTTCTGATCCGAATCCAGCGGCACGTTGCCGGTGAACGATGTGTACGACATGGCAGATTGTCTCCTTGACACATGATGGATGGATGGGATGGGTGTTCAGGTGTTCAGGTGCGGGAATGTCAGGATGACACCGATGATGACCAGGATCGCCGCGACGACCAGCCACACCGTGTGGTGTGCCACCCGCCAACGGGGTACGTCCTTCTCTTTGTAGAAGAACACCAGGGCGACCAGGAACACCATCCACCCGATGTTGTAGAACAGGTGACCTATCATCCCGACCTCCGCTTGGTGGGTGTGGCTGTGTGGCTGGCTGCTACCAACCTAGATGCCCAGGTCTTGCCGATGCGGTCCAGCGACGACCGCAGCCGTCGGTTGTCCCGGCGCAGGGTGTCATTCTCTTCTTGCAAGATACGTAGTTCTTCGTTGACCGGCAGCGGGTCCAGCCGCAGGTCCAGTTCCTTGATGCTGGGACCGAACAGGGTGGGTGTCGTGGTGCCCACCATTTTGACCACGGCTTCCTGAGCAGCTTCCTTGGTGGTGTGCACCGACGAAGGTGTCCCGATCACCAGGCTGACGACATACACTTTCATCTGGACAGTCTTTCTACTGGATGTGGTTCTAGCCGTGACGGAGCTTTATCGTGGCATCGAACAAACCGGGGCTGATGTCTTCCAGCGCATCGATCAGGTCAAGGTACTTGTCCATGCCGATTGTCGGATAGCTACACGCTTCCCCCTTTGCGCGGGCTCTCTTGCAGCGTTGGTACACAGATGGGCTTGGGAAGGTGGCGACTTCTAACGCCGCAAACACCAGTCGGTACCCTTCGGCGGGTGTCAGGGTGAACTGTTTGCTCATTTTGGTTGTCTCCTAGATATCTGCCGTGTACAGCGACCTGATGGTGTGTGCGCCCGCTTCGTTCGGGTCCATCGGCAGGTCTAGCACTTCGCGGTTCGACAGTCCGTGTTGTTCTGGCTGTTCTGGTTGCTGGGGTTTGGCCGGTGTCGTCATGGTCAGTTGTCTTTCTGCGAGTTGGGAGCGTCGTCGTCTTCGTCATCCAGATCGTCGGGGCTGGCCATCCCCGGTGGCAGGGCCAGTTGGCGCTTCACTTCTTCCGGAGCATCTTCGGCTTCGTCCACCAGTTCGGCATCTTCTATGTCGTCCATGCCCAGTAGCCGGGGGTCGATCAGGTTGGCAGCTTGCAGGGCCTTCACCACCGCTGCCGTTCGAGCACTGTCGTCCCGCAACAGTTCGTCCTTGATGTTGACTGTCACATCGAAATCCCCGGTGATGCCGATGGGACCACCATCCGCCCCGGTTATCTCATGCTTCTGCACGTCGGTGCCCAAGGCCCGCTGGCCCACCTGCTGGAACATCGCCAACGACTTGGACAGGCCATCTAGCTCGCGGTAGTTGACGGTCGGGTACAGTTCCCACTTTTCCACCGGCAGCCCCGCGTTCAGTCGGGCCACCGCTTCGTTCCGGCGGTCGGTGGCACCGGGTAGCTCTTTGACAATCTCACTGAGGCGTTGGGCGATCAGGCCCTGGCCCAGCTTAGCCGCGTTCAGTGATGTCTCATCGAACCTCAGAGCTTCGTCACTTAGCTTTTTGATACGTGCCTTCTGCCGGTCGATGGCCAACCGAGCCTGGAAGTCAGAACGCTTTTCGGACCATCGTTCGGCAGCACTGTGGGCCCGCACTGTTTCGTACGGTGCCCCGTAGTGTTCGGCTATCTCTTTGAGATTCATCATCTTGCGTTCGTCGGTGTTGCTGCCCAGCGTCAACCCTTCGATGAATGTCTGACTGATAGTCTCCCAGTCATACTTCGTGGCATGTTTCCGGGTTGTCACTGTGATAGTGCCGGTACCGGGCTTCTTCCGTGGTCGTCTAGCTGGCTGTCTAGCTGACTGACTAGGTGCCTGACTAGTGGGCTGACCTGCGGTTTTACGTGGAGTAGGCACTTGTCGTCGTCCTAGTTCGTCCTGGTGGTGGATGGTCTGTGAATGACCTGCGGTTGACCTGTGGTGTGATCCGGTCCAGCGTGACTGTGGGTTCGATACTCGTTCCGCCACTGTAGTACAGCTGTGCCCCGTTGTAGGGTCATCGCTGCCACCGGGTAGCTGTACGGGCTGCTAAGCCGATAGGACCTTCCCCGCCCGGTCATGTAGGGTCGGTGGGTTTCGGGGCTTCTACGTCCCGCTCAGCCCGTCCACAGACCCGGTCTGCCGCTGGTGCCGGACCTGCATCCGGTGAACATGGGCGACGAAGTTGGCTCGGGCAGCCTTCTTGGTCGGCCAGGGCTGGCTACGTCCCAGACAGGCACACCGCCATGTCCACCCGGCACCGTCCCGGCCCATCGCCACCAGGTAGTGCGCGGCGGTCGATGATGGAATGACAGTCATCGGGCGTAGTCGTCAGGTTCTTCTCCAACCAAGTTGGCCACCTGCACTGTCGGATTGACAGGCAGACCTTTGCAGTACCGGTATTCGTAGTCCTGCCAGTACCGGTGCGGCAGGTGCTCTCTGGGTTCGTCGCACCGTATGACGAAGATGATCGTGTCGTAGTCGTCAACGTCAACCATGGCTCTCTGCCACCTTTTCATTGTGAAAGTCAACCGTATCCTGCTTGACCGGTAGCCCCAGCACGGCACACGCGATCAGATACAGACTAGGTAGGTCGGTGTCCCGTGGTGCCGTGAAGTGACGGATGGGCAGCGCTGGGTTGCTTGCTCTGGCCCGCCAGACCACACCATCGTCGTCTTCAATGTCCGGTCCCCATGTCGTGACCACACAGTCTGTGAAGACGACTGTCACTGTGGCTCTCCTTGGGTTGGGAGGATGGACCGAAGACGGCGCGCTGCATCGAGGGTCGCGCCAGCCATCACGATCGCCGCTAGGCCGTCCTCGTCGGTCTTCGCAAGAAGGACTCGGCCGCGATGCTTGTCACACTCAGCGTCGAACTCGTCGGCCAGCGCCTGGATCTTCTCCACTAGCGCGGTCTCTCGGCGTTGCAGGACGGGAAGGACAGCATCGGCGTGGTCGCGGTAGAAATGCCAGCCTTCGGTGACGTTGTCGCAGCAGCGTCGGCGATGGATTGCCTGCGCGATCTCGTCTCGTAGCGCCTCTTGGTCACTCATCGGTGCTGCCCTCCGGTCCTTCCTGGCTCATTTCGCATCCTCCATGGGTGTGGCACGACGGTCTGCCATGATGCGAACGAGGAACTGTTCGATGTCGTTCAGACAGTCCTTGTTCCACATCGTGTGCTGCGTGGGGAAGAAGACGTACTGCCGCCAGCGACCTGCCCACTTGATGATGCCGAGTAAGTCACCGTGGTTGACCGAGTAGATATGCCAAACGTCTGTCTTCCGACCAACCAACGGATCGTGCTTTCGAAACGACAGGTACTTGGTGGTGACGGTATTGGTAGTCGCTGTCATGATGACAAGATCGCCTTTCGTAGTTCGTCCGCTAGATGGTGATAACCCGATCTGCGTGCTCGGATGCGGGAATCGCTTTCGGTGTCCAACCCGAAGTGCACATGGCAGTGTGGGTCGGTCCAGCCACAAGAACACCGGACGTAGTAGCCGTGGTGGTAGCTCAGCTTGACGCGATGGGCTTCCAGTGTCCGCACCAGCACGTCGGGCGATTCAGGTGGTGGCGTCATCTACCGCATTTCCCAGTGCGTGCTTGGCTTCCGGTGAAGGCCACGGCCCGACTCGCAGTTCGACATACGGTTGCGGGCTGCCGTCGTCACCGTACGGATACCAGATCACCCGCCGCACCACTCCCATCCGGGAGTCACCCAGTTCGATGATGTCGTCAGTGCGGGGGATCGGGAAGTGCGGGTAGGTGTCCGGCCATTCGATGTCTGGATCGGGCGAGAAGTCTTCCGTCACTACAACGACGGGGATTGTCATCTTGACATGTCACCCCTTCAGGTTGTCATGCAGATAGTGGAGTTCGGTGTTCAGTGCTTCGACTTCGGCTTCAGCTGCGATGGCCCGGTTCAGCAACGCTGCCACCAGTGGGTCTTCCACGTCCATCGTTTCGGTCAGTGCATCGATGGTGCGCTTCATGTTCCGACGGGCCAAGTCGCGGTAGAACCCGACCTCTGATTGCAGCTTGCGTTCCAAGGCTGCTGCTTCCCAGCTGTGTCGACCAAGGTGACCCTTCTTGCGATCACACGCGGTGTATTCGGTCATGGGCTGAATCCAGCACAGCGGTTCGGGTGATGGTTCATAGTTGTTGGGCAGTGTCATCCTGATAGTTCCCTTCTTAGGGCTTACGGTGCGATGGAGCCGTGCTTGCGGAACAGTTCACGGGTGATCGGCATGATGTTGGCCCACTGTGATTCCATCTTCTGGGCCACTCGCTCGATTTCCCACATCGGGAACGACTTGAAGCTGCTGTCGTCGTGCTTGGTACGCAGCGACAGAAAGTTCATCAAGGACCGTGCGTTGCAGGTCACGTACATTGACGAGTAGATGTACACCGGCAACACACCGCGAGACACTTCCTTGGCAATCCCAGCCGCCAGCAGTTCTTCGTATGCACTGTAGGTGTCTTCGAAGTGGCCTTTCATTGTGTCAAGGAGTTGTTCATACTGTTCGTGTGTACCTTCCACATAGTTGTAGTGGCCAGGCTTGCCGACCTGCACCAGTGGGCGAACTGGCGGCGGCACGTAGAACATCGGTTCCAACTGCATGTAGCGACCGCTGGCTTCGTTGTATGAAAACCCTATCCTGTGTCGCTGGAACTCGCGGAAGACGGCGATGGGTGCCGACACGAAGAAGGTGAAGGCGTTGTGTTCGAAGGGGCTACCGTGCCGGTTCCGCATCAGGAAGTCGAGGAACTTCTCTGTCTCTTCATTGGTGTAGTTCCTGGTAGCCGTAGCTAGCTGGCCCAGGGTGCTGACCTTCGCGGCATCGACCACCGCTTCGTCGTTGCCCATGAACCGGATCAGTTCAACTTTCAGTTCACTAGTCAGTTTGACGGGCATCAAAAACTTCTCCTTTGGTTGGTGGGTCAACGTAAGTCACCTTGTCCAGCCGTATCGCCAGCTGGATCGGTGTGGTTTCATAGCGGTCGAAGAACCCTCGGCAGATAGCGTTGTCACCCTGCAAAGTGTCGTGGCAGATCAACGCACTGTCTGCTTGCAAGTTGGCAGCTATGAGATTCTTCAGCCTGCCGGGCGTCAACTGCATCAGATTGCCGGGTCGGAAGACACACGTGCTGCACTGTTCGGACAGCACGTGCACCCGTCCGTCCCGGAAGGCATTGTGTCGGGGCATCTACTTGGTGGCTTCCAGCATTTCGTTGATACGCCGAGCAAGCAACCGGGCCTGGGCACGTGTCAGATCGACAACCAGATGACGGCTATCACCACTGCTGGTGATGAACCCTGGCACCTCCCTGGCCAGCACGACCCTGACTTCTTTCGTATTGATAGTCCGGACGTACGAACCATCTTTTTCGAGATGGCGGTTGAAGCACCATACTGTGCTGGGCTTGTGAACGGCCATTAGCTGAACACTTTTTCCGTGAATGAATAACCGTCGATGTCCAGGTACATCCCACCCGCATCGATGAAGTGGCTGGTGTTGTAGCGCAAGAAGTAGTTCGTTCCCATTAGGTCACCTTTCATAGAAACAAAACAGCGGGGCCGAGTCCGAAGACCCGACCCCGCTGCCCGAAGGGACTACCAACCAGGGACACACATGCGATGCCGATGGTAGGCAGGCGTTCCGCAGACCGTCAAGCGGTGCAGTCGTCACACACCCAGTTCATGCGCCCACGGTACATTTTGATCTGTGCACTTGACACCGGCACGTCATTCATGCACACCACACATTCGACGGTGTGGTCCTTGGTCTTCTTCACCGCTGTCCTTCCTTGCGAGTGTGGATGTGGATGCCGCAACGGTGTGTTCGGTGACTGCCTTGTAGGACACACAGGTCGGTGCAGAAGTCACAGAATCGAGTGCACACCGGCTTGTCACGATGACAAAGCTGCCCGCAGTAGCAGTGCCCGATCATGCCGTCCTTGATACCGCAGTGTGGTCCACATTGGTCAGTCAGTCGCGTTAGTTCTGGTTTCATTCAGATACCCTTCGAAGTCCTTTGCTGTCTGGATGACAGTTTCACGTCCGGATGGTTTGGCACTTGCGGATAGACAAGCTAGACCGTGATGGATGACGGCTGCGAACAGTGCCCAGACCCTGGTGGGGACCTCGACGGTGGGTCGGGCGGGTGATGGTGCCATGGTGGTGCCTTCCTGACCTGCGTAGGACGCCCGTAGCGGGCTTGAAGGGGTTCCGGGCTTGTCAGGGGCTTGGGAACGGCCCCGGTGGCTTCTAGGACCGTCTGAGGGCTTCGGCCAGGCTGCCGATGACGCCCTTGTGGTTGAAGAAGATGATCGACCCAGGTATCTGAACGACAACTCCGATCAGCCCAGGCATCGTCGCACGGATGTCGTGCTTGGACGGCAGGGGCGAATGGAAGCTGCAATGGGTGTGGGCGTACCCGACGATGCGGGGTACTTCATCGACCCCGATGGTGTCGAGAAGGTCTTCCTTGGTGATCTGGTAGTGGTTCTGTGGATCAGGGTGACTGTTGTGCACCCGAACTATCTCTTCGATAAACCTACGCTGCCCGATGACCCGGCCCAGCATGACGCCACAGTGTTCCTGCTTGTCGTCCCGAACTAGGTCCATCAGGTGATTGATGTTGACGCGGATGTTGTGTAGCCCCGGCACGACTTTCTCCTAGATATGAAGAAAGGCACCGCCCCCGAAGAAGGTGGGGACGATGCCTGACTTCAGTGCGGTTGGTTAGCGACCCGTGGCCCGACGTGCGGCGGTGGGGCGACGAGCAACCCGCGTGGCAGCCGCAGCCGGGGCCGGGGCAGCACGACGGGCGGCACCGGGACGACGGGCGACCCGACCGCCACCACCCAGGGCGGCAAGGGCACGCTGACCGGCAGGGGTGGAACGCTCCCGCTCCATCTGCGCCAGCTGACGACGGCCACCGGAACTGATGTTGCCGGAACGCGCGTCCGAGATCAGCGTGCGCCGGATGCGCTCGTTGCCGGTCGCACCGGAACCGGGGCGCGAACCCTGGCTGACGATGTTGGGGAGTTCCGCAGCAAGTGCGGTCGCAATGGCATTGGCCATTGGTAACACATCCTTTCGTGACATGGCACCGGGCCACCATCGCTGGTGTTCTCCCCAGGGCCGGGTTGGCAACCACCATCGTGTCATACCCGATACCAGACTGCCTACCAATCCCGGCTACGGGCGTGCCGTCAGTCGGTCCGACAACCCGAGCAGGCAGTTCATCACCGTGTAGTTGGCCAGTACCGATGTGATACCCGCTGGGTCACGGCTGGGCAGCACTTCGGTCAGCGATATGCCACTGATGCCGATCTGTGCGCAGAGGTTCTGCACCCATGGCAGCACCTGTCGTGGGTTCAGTCCCATCGGTTCGGGGGCACCGGTACCGGGTGCATAGGCCGGGTCGAACACATCGATGTCGATGGCCAGCCATGTCGATTGCTCGTGGCCGGTCAACTTGTCGTGAATGTCAGCCACCCAGTCAGTGACGTGGATGGCATTGTGCCCAACGCTTGCATAGTGTTTCCACACCTTGGCTGTCGGTCCGAAACAGCGATGCCCGATCAGCCATGCTTCCGACACAGTGCCCACGTCCAGAGCGAACCGCATCCACGAACCGTGGTCGTAGTCTTCGTCGGTTTCCGGTTCCCAGATATCTGAATGAGCATCCAGGTGCACCACCCTGACCTGTTCACCCGCCTGGCTTGCCAAGGCGTGCAGGCATGGGTAGGTGATGCTGTCGTCCCCACCCAGCACGATGGGCACGGCACCCAACGCGAGTGTTTCGTACACCCGGTCGAACACCTGATCGGTTGCCTTCTTGTGACTGGACCTGACATCGGTGTCGCCTAAGTCGCACACTTTCACTGTGACACTGCGTTTGGACGACGCATCGTAAATCTCGTTGTGCGGCCAGTTCGCTGCTGATCGGATGGCCTGTGGTGCGTCACGCTGTCCACCGTGCCCCGTGCTGCCACCGTCATACGGCACACCCAACACCGCGACCTGATACCCGCGTGCCGTCGATACGTACGGGTATCCGTTGTAGGTCAGTTCCATCTTTCTCCTAGACATAGACAAGGGCAGGGCCATGTCGCACCATGGCCCTGCCCAGCTTGGGTGTCCGTCAGATAGTAGTTTTGCGTCCGCGTGCCTTTGCCTTCTCGGCCAGCTTTTCAAGTCGTGAGTTCACGATCCACATCTTGGCACCGTGGAAGTCCCAGGCCCCATCATCGATCAGCTTGCGTGCCTGCTTGCCGATGTACAGCAGGATGCCGTCCGGTGTCAGCGTGTCGATGACCTTCTGCACCTGAGCGATGTAGTGGTCGATGCCACCGGTCACCGTGTCGGGGTCGATGGTCTGCATCTGCATAGCGATCATCGGCACGTGCTTGGGCAGGGTGGCCAAGACCTGCTTCTCCAACCACTCCATGTCGCCGTCGATCCAGGTGATGTTCGGGATCACCTTCAGCCCGGCTTCTTGGAAGTAGCGACCGACCCACCGGGACCGCATCAGGTTCCACAGCGCATCGACCTTCATCATGAAAGTCTCTTGGCTGTAGTCCGGCGTCAGGATGTGCTTGATGCCGCTGTTGATGACCTTGGCCGTGTAGCGGTCGGGGTAGTAGTACCAGTTCTCGAAGTAGTCATCGAAGCAGTTTCCCGTGACGTAGACCTTGCCGTTACGGCGAGCCACGAATGTTCCGTAATCGGTAGTTGGGCACCACACCATGCCGTCGTAGTCAACTGTCGGTTCATTAGTCGCTGAGCTGAAGTTGCTGGTGCCATGCCAACCACCTCCACCACGCTTATCGCGGAAGCCACCATGAAAGTCCAGCCCGTTTTGCCCGCTGACAGTCTTCCGCTTCAAGACTGTGGCTTGGTAGATCGGCGTATCGGTGTATGTGTACCCATTGATTGAAGTGTCTTGCTGGCGAACCCTAGTCGTAGTAGCTCGGCCAGCCATTGCACACAACGCAACGAACGCATCAGTTGCGGCTTTGTCTTTTTGGAAGAAGTGGTCGAACGTCTTGCTGCGCGTCCCATCTGCGTCAATCATTGTTTCAATCAGCAGGTCCCGCTGGTAGGGCGACAACGAAGCCATGAACTCGTTGGTCATGGTCCTGCTAGGTGCGACCTGATGCAGTGCTTCAGCAATGGTTGACTTGATCCTGAATGATCGACAGTTGGTCCCGCTGTTTGATTCACTCCAAGCAGCGCCTACTAGCTTCAGCGATTGGCGGATACGTCGTTCGCCGTCCGTACCAAGTTTCTGGCTGATGGTCACATACTTGGTGCTTCCGCCGTCCCGCTTCCGCTCGTAAGTGGAGTAATGGCCTTCGGTGACAGCCCATCCGGCCAGTTCGACAAATGCGTCCGTGTAGACCGATGGGGAATCTTCTTGCATCGCGTCACCCATCAACAGCAAGATGTCTCGCTTTGTCAGGTAGTCTACAGTTTTGATGGATTGCACACCGGTAGCTGCGTGCCGCGTCAAGAACTTATGACCTGGCGTTACCAATGCATCAATGCCAGTGCCGGTAAGGTAGTGCATCTTTCCGGTATAGCGGAACCGATTGAACCGGCGAACCGGAGACCACTTCATCTGGTGGTCGTCAGGGTCCATGCACAGCACGATGTCATCGAGGGTCACCTCGCTACCGTGAAGCCAGCCCCGCTTCGACAAGATTTCGGTCTCATCGTCAACGCAGTAGAACGACATGATGACCTTCGACACGTCCTTCATGCCGGATGTCGAATCGATACCCCAGTTGTACAGCCACCACTGGTCGTCGTTGGGCCAGTCCTTGCACGCGCTTCCGGCCCACGAGTCGAGTTCGTCAGGTTCGCACGGCATGTCATCAGGGGTGCACAGCAGTTCGGGGATCAAGCGGGGGATACCCCAGTACCCAACGGTGTCAAAGTGACACTGGTCCGCAGGCTTCAGGGTCAGCATCCCTTGGAGTTCGCCAGGTGCACCCAGCAACTGGTCGGGTTCGGTCGGTGCCTTACCGTCCGCATCGTCGTCAACTGCCTTGCCACCACGGTGCACGACGGCAGGCATGTCGTCTTCGTCCAGCATGTCGTCGGTCTCTTCACCGAGTGGAGCACCGGCGAACGTCTTGGCCTTTCGTTCCCGGTCTTCCATCTGCTGCCTGATTTCCATCGCACGTTGTGCGTCAGACAGTGTGGTATCGACTATCGACTGGACACTTTCCAGGATGCCGTCGAGTTCCAGGTTCGAGTAACCGGTACCCACCAGGTCGGGCAGGTCAGACAACAGGTCAGCCAGGATTTCGTAATCATATGAGCCGTCTTCGGCTGTTTTATTGTCTGCGACGTTGATGCGGGTTGCCGCAACGTCGTCCACGTCCACGAACGAGACCATGATCTCGTCCCACTGTTCCTTGCGGGCAGCCAGCCAAGTGTGGTTACCTGCCAAGATTTCGTTCTTGCGGCCAGTCTTCGTCCCGACGTTGACGATGATGGCCCGGTACTGCCCGTTGCGTCGGAGCGACTCGGCTATCTTGTCGATGTTGCCGATCTTCGGGTTCTTGTGGAACCCGGTCAGTTCACCGATCTGAACCAGCTTCGTTTCTAGGATGATCTGACGCTTCGGCTCTGGCTTTTCGACAGCCTTCTTCATCGCCCGCTTCGTCGGCGTGGGTGTCGTCATGGTCGGGTAATCCGCCTTAGTGGTCGTCGGACAGGTGTGGCCATCCTACGATGACCAGTGGTCTGTTGTTCGTCACGTTGATGAAGCTCTTCGACGTGCAACTTTCGATTCCACATCTGCAAGCCGTACTGCACGATGCACGCCGAGTCCATCAGGTCGGGGTCACTGTTTGACATGTCCCATGCCTTGGGCCAGTGCTGGTGGACGAAGCGTGCTATCTCAGGTTTCTTGGCGGCACCGTTGCCGACGACCTGCTTCTTCCAGGTCGAACTGTTCACCATTTCCACCCGCTCGGCTCCTGCCACCCCAGCAGCTGCGATCAACGCACCGCTGACCTGGCCCAGCAACAGGGTGGATGCCTTGGACCCCCAGACGATGGGGGCTTCGATGAACACCCACGGATCGGAGTACGGCTCGACCAGTGCCTTCACCCATTCGTGCACCAACACTAGTCGGCGCACCTTGTCGGTCGGCAGCTTGCGTGTCTCCATGTAGGACGAATCATGTTCTGACAAGACCGTTGCCGCCAACTTCTTACTGGACGGGTCGATCCCCACGATGGTCGGTCGCATGATCAGGCACCTTCTATGTTGATGACAGTCATGCCAGGGAACAGTAACTGCACAGCCACCGACGAACCAGCGTCGACGCTCACTTCGTCTACCATGACTTCTATGCAGTCGGTGATGTCCACCATCACGTTGGTGTCTGTCGATCTGAGAACCACCCGCGACAGTCGTGGTTGGCCGGGTGTCCTAAGCATGACCACTTCGATAGGACCTGTGCCGACGACAGGTTCACCCGATGTCGAAGACATCTTGAGGTACTGACGTTCGTGACAGCCAGCCTTCGGACACGCCCAGCGGAGGTCTTCCGGGTTGTACACCATGTAGGTGCCCGTGTGCTGGGGGCACATGGGCACCCTGGATGGCCGAGGTACCGAAACAGGTGCACTGACCGGGCGCAGCTTGGGTGCCAGTTCGGGTTCGGGCTGGGCGGGCTTGACGTACGGCTTCAGTCGTCGCCGGGTGGGTTGCTTATCCTCGCTGGTGGCCACCGCTGTCCCTTCCGTAGATCGCCCGGTCGTGTTCCAACTGTGCATCCGACAACCGTCTGCTGCCCAGGTCCGCTGCCGACTTGGCCAGTTCACGGAACGTACGGAGTTCGCCAGTCCGGAACAGGTACAGCGGTTCGCCCTTGACGACCCGCTTTTCACGTTCCAGCTTCTGGATCAGCATTGTCATTTCGCTAGCCCGGCCATAGTACGCTTCGGCTATCTCGTAGAGAGTCATGGTCCCGGCTACGTGCGGTGGTGGCTTCCGCCCCATCAGCACGTCTGCCATGTCGAAAATCTCTTCTTCCATCTTGGGGATGGACGGCAGACCTTCGCCCAGGAGGAAGGCGCGGACCAGGTGCCGCTGGGGTCTAGGGGTCGGTGTGTCCCTGCCCACCACACGGCCTGTACGCCGTTCTACGGGCTTCAGATCGTGCCGGATGCGTCTTACCACTGGGTCCACCCTTCCGCAGCCGTACGGACGTCCTCAGCGGTCATCAGTACGTCACCTTGCCATCGGCGGTTATCAGTTCCTTGCTTGGCCAGCTACCGGCCCGTGGGCAGGCACCGTGCTTCCCTGCAAACGAGCAGTGGGTCCATTCGATCCCGTTGCGCATCTGACAACCGGGCAGCATGGACGGCAGTGTCTTGGTGTCCACGGCAGTATTCAGTTCGACAAGTTCGGCACGGGCAGCGGCAATCTTCCGTGCGTCGGGCTCGACCACCCATTCGAGCATCCGCTGGGTGGTCTTGTCTTCGTACAGGAAGACGAACAGGTCGAACCCACTGGCCAGGAAGTATCTGTCCACCTGAGCCTCGTGCTTGGCGTTCGGGTCAGCACCTTCGTACTTGCTGAACTGGAACGTGGATACGCCTTTCACTTCGACACCGAACGACTTGCCCCGCCACCGTTGCATCGGGTGGTCCATCGGCACTACACCGGCACCGTCTGCCGTACCCCGTGATCGCAGCTTGGGCCAAGACAGCACGTACTCAATCTCGTCGATGATCCCGGCTTCCAACATGGCAGCCTGCAACCGAAGATGCCGCCACTTGCCGTCTTGGAAGATGTTCGCCAGTTGAGGGTCGATGGCACCTTCGCCCACCACCCCCAAGAAGGACAGCACCTGGGCACGCAAGCAGGCACCGGCACCTGACGAACTGAAAGACGAGTGCCGGATGCGTGGTTTGCTTCGCAGCTGTTCGGCAATCTTGGCCACTGTTGCTTCGCTGTACCCGTCGTCGCCGTGCTGTAGCAACCACATATTCAGCCGTGGTGTGATGATCAGCCTGTCATCTTGAAAGGCTTTGATCAGTGGGCCCAGCTTCAAGCCGCTCATCGGGGGATGTGCCCGAACGGGTGTGTTGGACTGTCCGGGCAACCGTACCGTCCACGGTTGTCTTCCCACCCGATGGTTGTCAGGTGCACAAGTGAGAAGCACAGCCTGCACTGGGCCGTGTCGCCTAGTGCGTATGTCTTGTTGATGGTTGATGGTGTGTCGTCGGGCACGTCCCTAGGTCCTTTCGATATGCACGACGCAGCGGTAGCCGGGGAACTCGATGACGAGTACCGGTTCCTTGCCTTGTCGCACCGCTACGTCATACAACGTGGCGATGTAGCTACGGTTCATGGCGAACGTCTTTGCTGCCGTCTTTGCTTCTATCACTTCGTCTTCGCTGCTGCCGTCGAAACGGATGCGACCCGATCCACTACCAGGGTGAGGTCTCCCACCACGGGACTTGACGATGCGCGTTTCCTGGATGCGCCCGTTCTCCTGCGGGGTGGGCTTGCGCCACCGTGGTTCGTTGAAGTCCACCATCAGGCAGTAGCCCGCCTACGCATAACCCGCTTGGCCGGGGCCACGGTGATCGGCTTTGGCTTGATGGCTGCCTTCAACGACGGCGGGATGTAGAGGCCGTGCTCTTGTCTGATCGACACTTCCAAGGCGTTAGCAAGGTCTTGGTCCGTTGCCACCCGTGCCTTGAAGTTGTCCTTGCCCTGCACTTTCAGGGTGCCGAAGGTCCATGACGGACCGGACTGGGTGATGAGCCCGAGTTCTAGACCCTGCGCGATCATGAACGCTGTCAAGTCGATAGTGCCGGTGTTCAGGTCCCACATGAAGTGGATTTCCCGCAACGGCTTGGACAACTTCGACTTCTCCAAGAGCATCCTGTACTTCTGTGCGGTGCGTACCTTGGTGTCGATCCACTTTTCGCCATCGTAAGACTTTTCATTGGTAGACACCCAGCCGGTCTTCTTGATGTTGAACCGGTACGAGGCGTAGTACCCCATTGCCTTGCCGCCGGTCGGTTGTTCAGTTGGGCCGAAGGTGACCCCGATGTTCTGCCGCAGTTGGTTGATGAACATACACGCGGTCCGTGCATTGGCGGTTGTCATCTTGCGAGACCCGCGGGACATCAGGCTGGCCAGTCGTCCCGGTTGTGCGGTGTCGGACATCGACTTGTCTGCATCCGCCTTGGGCATGGTGGCCGCGATACTGTCGAACACCAGCAGGTCAAGCCCGTTGCGGATCAGCATTTCCGCTGCGTCGATTGCCGCCTCTCCTGTTTCGGGGCGAGCCTGGATCAGATCGTCCAACCTGACCCCCACCGATTCAGCCCACTGGGGATCGAAGGCATGTTCGGTGTCTACGATGGCAGCGATGCCACCTGCCTGTTGCACTTCACGAATGGCGTTCAGCCCGATGTAAGATTTTAGAGTGCTGTTGTGAGTGAACATCCCATCCGCGATTAGCGTCTGCGTGCTGGTGCCTATCGCGATGACAGGCTGGTCACCAACGTAACGAATGCTAGTCACCCTGGCCGTTCCGTCAAAGGTGGCGTTCGGGCCACGCGATGCGATACCCACACCGTCATACCAGAGTTTGGATGCCAGTCGTTCTGGCCTGACCTGGCCCATAAACCGCATCCGTTCACGCATTCCGCCTAGCAACGCTAACCGCTGTACGTCGGCCGAACCTTGGGGCTGGACTATGTATTTGAAACCTAGTTGGTCCAAGCACATCCGCACCTTGTCGAGCACAAGTCCGGGGTTCTGGCCGAACTGAATACGTGCATGGCTGTCCACCCACCCTTCGCCGTCATAGACACCAGACAGGTAGGCGGCTTCGTACTGGTAGCTAGGCGCACCCCATGGCTTGCCGAACCATAGAATCTGGTCACCTGCACCAAGGTCGCAGGTCTTCTTCCACTCTGGCTTGTTCTGATTGTTGCGAACCAACCACAAGTGATTGGTGCTAGCTACCGTTGTGGTGCCCTGGTCTGTCTTGATTTCGAACGACGGCAGCTGCTTGTGCCTTGTACGTTCGACAGTTGCACGACGGTACTTGCGAATCTGCCCCCTGCCAGGTTCGGGTTCTTCATCAAACCCGATGATCTCATCACCGACCCGCAGGCTTCCCATTGGTTGCCAGACGTAATCGGCGGTAAGGACCAAGGTTTCGGGTGCCAGGCAGAAGTCGCCTGTCACTTCGACAAACCTACCCCTTGGTAGTCCGCCTTGGCACAGCACGTCCACGGGGAGTAAGCCGGTCGGTAGATATTTCACCACCAACGATTCGTGACTTGCTGGTACTAGAACGGTACTGCCCATCCGCCTGTTTATCTCGGCCATTAGCTCTTGCGATCTTGTCACGGCGGCGGGCTTCTTCTTGGGCGGCAAGTTGACTCCTAGTCGGTTTCATGAGTCGATAGAACTTGGTGCGTTCATCGAATGACAGTCGTGCACGTTGACGGTCTAGCTTTCGGTAATAGCCCTGTTTGCTGCGCACCTTCATGCACGGTTTGCAGATCAGGTCGTCTTCATCCATCCTGCCGTGCCAGATGCTGATGTCTATCCCGATGACACCTTCAACCTCGCAGTCACGGCAGGTTGTGGCGTGTTTGATCGGTGGCTGCCTGCGCATGGCCAGCCATCGGTTCAGCCCGTGTAGTTCCAGTTCCGTGTAGTCGCTGATGTTCTTCATAGGCACGTCCAATCAGGAACCCCAGCGTGAGTGCCGATGCCGTGCTGTGTTCAACCAACGTATGACCACCCACCGACATGTTCGAGGGGACACCTAGTACAGAGAACATGTCGGATGTATGACCCACCACCCCGGTTGCTTCGTCCATGGCCCACTGCATGAAAGCCGGGGTCTCCACATCATCCACCTTCAGTGCATCAGCAGACCAGGTGGCAATGTGGCGGATCAGTTCGATGGTCATGTCTAGGGACTACCTTTGTTCGTGTTCGAGTTGGTCGAGTGCCCCTGCTTCGTACAGCTTCTTCAAGGTGCCGATCAGGCTGCCGTCCTTGCGGTACTGATCACCACCTGACACTGCACGCTTACTGCACCGGTCGATGATGTCGGTGATTGATGCGTAGGGCCGGTTGTTGACTATCTCTACAGCTGCCGCTTCACCGATCCCGGCGATGGACACCAGTCCCTTGCGGATGTTGCCCCTGCGTTTGTCCATCGACCAGCTAGAGCCGGACATGTTGACATCGGGTGGACCGACCCGGATGCTGATCCGTCGTGCTTCACGGATGTACACCGCTTCCTTCTTGTCACCGGCCCAGGTCTGCAACAGCGCGGTCATGAACTCCAACGGGTAGTACGCCTTCAGGTACGCGCATCGATAACTGCGCACCCCGTAGCCGGTGGCGTGTGCACGGTTGAACCCGTATTCCACGAACCCCGCCGTCTGTGCCCAGGCTGCATCGGGGTCGATGCCCTTGTCGGCACACAGCTTGTCGAACTCTTCGCGGACTTCAGCCATCCGGCCACGGTTGCGTTCGGTGGCACCCTTACCTGAGTCCTTGACCACCTTGAAGAACTTGTTGATGCCTGCGATACCCATGCCCATCTTGCGCATGATTTCGATGACCTGTTCTTGGAACACCACGGCACCGAACGTTTCGGACAACACTTCTTCGAAGATCGGGTGGATGTACTTGATGCGACTACGCAACTCGGGACGGTGCCGGTACTTGTTGTACAGATCAGTCTGCCCAGTGTTCATCGCACCAGGCATGTACAGGGCTTGCACCAGTACGGCGTCCTTTGTCGTCTTGACACCTAGCTCCTTGCCACCCTTCGACTTAGTGTAACCTTCGAAGTGAAAGATTCCGGTATCGGTTCGACCGTCACGAAGCAGGGCACACGCCTTGGGGTCATCCTCCGGAATCCAGGTGAAGTCGCACGGGTCTTCCCGGCCCATCAGTTCCTGACAGATACGCATGGTGCGCAACGTGGCCTGGCCCAGTACGTCCATCTTCAGCAAGCCGAGTTCTTCCACGTCGTCCATGTCGTACTGGCTGGCACGGGTGTCCGACGATGCGACCAGCATGGTGGGCACGTAGTCACTGATCTTCACATCATCACCCGATAGCAACACACCGCCAGCGTGGACGCCGTAGGACCGATACGCGCTGTCCATCTTCGCCAGCGTCCTGAGTCCTATGTAGTCTTCACGGCTGATCTGGGCCACGTCTTCGATGGATTCCACGTGCCCATAGGTACGGGCGAAGATAGCCGCACCGTAAGACTTGATCGCTTCCTGCGTCGGCTTCCGTGAACCTTCTCGATCCGCCTTGTCCATCAGATAGTCGGATGCACGTTCAGCTGTTTCCCGCCGCTTGGACGCCAACCATGACACCAGTACGGAACCCCGGTCATCTTCACCGCGAGCACCGAGCTTGCCCCACGTGCCGATCTGTACGGCTTCATACTTCGACAACAAGTACGCAATGGCTTCCGGACGACGTGAGTCTTCGATGTCCATGTCGATGTCGGGTGGCTTGATCCGGTCCCTGGACAAGAACCTTTCAAACAGACAGTTCCACCGCACCGGGTCAACCTGTGTGATCTTCATCAAGAAGTTGACCAGTGAACCGTTAGCCGAGCCACGTGCTTCGATGGCAATCTTTTCTTTCCGACACCACTGCACGAAGTCAAGCCAGATCATGAAGTAGCTGGCCATGCCCAGATCGTTGATGACCGACAGTTCGTAATCGAGTCGTGCTTCGTACCGCTTCTGGTACCTCTGCCGGTTGCTTGCTGCCAGGTAGACGGGCAGGGCTGCCTTGACTGCCTTGGTGATGATCTGCTGCGGATTCTTCACCATGGACGGCACATGGGCTTGGAACACATCGAGTGGCGGGATGACAACCTTGTTCAGTGCCAAGGTGGCATCTGCTGATTCCAGCACCCGATCCCATTGGCCGGGTGTGTAGTGTTCGCCAACCCATTCCGCACTGGCGAAGTGGAAGCTGTCACCGGGGAACTCGTCTTCTGCACCGCCGTAGACCATCCGCTTCATCAAGGCGTGTGCCTTCTTTTCGCGTTGGTCGGTGTAGTGGCAGTCCTGCGTGGCGATGACCGGAAGACCTAGCTTGTCCGCCAAACCGAACAGACCAGCCACTAGTGCGTCGTCGGTGATGATGTTCTGCGCTTCGTCTTGCTCCGGTGTGTGCACGATGTTGTGATGCTGCACTTCCACGAAGGTGTGCGGGAACGAATGGGCGTACATCTTCAGCACCCGCTCGGTGGCACTATCCCCACGACGCATCATGGTCTGTTGTGCCAACCCGAAGAAGCATCCCGATGTCAGGATGACATCTTCACCGTACTGCTCCCCGAACTCGATGAGGTCTTCCAGCTGCATCCGTGGGAACCGATTGAACCGTGGCCTGGTGTGCGTCAGGCTGACCAGCCGTACGAGCCCGTGGTACCCACGTTGACTGCGTGCTAGCAGACCCAGGTGGAACCGGGGAACCTTGCCCGCTTCTTTGTCAGCTAGCGAACCATCGAAGTCGGGGTCGATCAGGTACGCCTCAACGCCGGGGAACGGTGCGATGTTGTGTTCACGTGCGGCCCGATACAGCTGCACGGTACCTGCCATGTTGCCGTGGTCTGTCAATCCGATAAACGGCTGGCCGTCCAGTGCTGCCTTGGCCACTAATCGTTTGACAGTTGACATACCGTCAAGCACAGAGAAGTTGCTGTGGGTGTGCAGGTTGCCCCAACGCTGTTTAATCGGTTGATGTTTTGGCACAGTGGTCCTTTGTCGTCGTCGTCCGTGCCCACGATGTTAGCCGGTAGTGCCGACCATCGCAGCCGGTCCAGGAAACGGCCTGTACGCCACGCTGCCGGGCTATCAGTCAAGCAAGGCTGGGAAGCACCGCCGTAGCTGTTCGGTGGCCCAGATTTCGCGTGCACGGATTTCAGCAAGGTCGGTGTACTTCGCTCGCCAGTTGAAAGACCCGTTGTGTCCAGCCCACCACAAGCCGTTGCGCAGTATCCGTTCGACATCTGCGCAGGACAGTTCGGTGCCCAGTTCGGTATTGGACACGCAGAGAAGGTTCAGTGCTTGCCGACTGTCAATGTGATGGGCAACGTGGATTGTCATCCTGACTTTCCCGCCACGTCGCGGGGTAGGTACCAACATGGCGAGTGTTATCCACGCGACACTTGGACTGTGCGCCAGGCACCCACGGCGTACACAGCAAGCAGGTATTTCTCGCGGGTAGGTGGTGTCATCCCGACCCGGCGTTGGTCGGGTGTCAGCGGGGCTGTGGATTCGACCAGATGATAGATGTACAGGTTGCCCAGGTCGTCGGTGTCCATGAACAGCATGTCTTCGGTGTACTCCGCCGACCTCCATTTACCGGTGTACCTGTAAAAGACCGTCATCGTCATGGTGGTGGGTGTGGTGTCATCGGTGGTCATGTGGTTGCTGTCCTTTCGAAAGTTTACGGTTGGCGACGAAGTACAGTGGGATCGAGATTGGCCACAGTATCCCCAGCAGCCACACAACTATCGCTTCGACAATCCCGTGCGGTCGTGTCTTCCAGACAATGTGCGCGGTGTTGATGATGGCGATGCCTACCCAGACCAGGTAGGCGATGGTGAGAGTGCTCATCCATCCACCACCGGTAGCCGGATCATCGTGTCCGGGTCATCGGTTTCTTCGTGCCACTGCCGGAAGCCAAAGCGGGCGTACCAGTCCACCAGTTGGTGGAAGTCGGGACCGGTGCCGTCCGGTGTGACGGCAAGTATCAGAATGACACTCTCCCGATCTGCATCCTTGCAGACCTTACGCAACAGTCGGGTAGCTGCCCCCTGGCGTCGGTACTTGTGATCGACTTCGACGGCAGACACCATCCAGGTCGGGCCAACCACCCCGACATCTTGACATTCGATGAGTGACACCGTTGCCCCGTGTTCTGGGTCGGTGTAGACATCACGCATCAGGCACCTTTCAATGTGATAGTTGTGTTGGTTCCCCGACAGGCAGACGCACGTCGTACGGCGAATACGGATGGTGAACGCCTGCCTGCCGGGGTCGAGCATCCCGACGTAGGACCCCCGCCCAGTCCTGGTTAGGTGGGTTAGGCATCGGGACGATTGGTACCGGGCGACCCGGCATGAGCTAGCTTGCTGTCACTTCGACACCAGCTTGCCTAGTACCCCAGCCGTTCTTCAGACAGGTCACGATGCCCCAGACCCGAAGTGGCCGGAAGATGACCCAACCCCACACAATGATGAGTGGGCTGAGCAACCACACCCCGAACTTCTGCCAGAACGTTTCATCTGTCCGATGGACAATCAACGTCCGCAACGTAACACCGTAAGTGAGCAACGGGCTAACCAACAACGTCGGGATGATGAGCCGGTAGTCGTGGTGCGTAGTCGGCCAGATCACCAGCACGTCAGCAAACACTACTGTCGTGACGATGAACTGCACCCAGCTGATTACCTCGAACCACAACGCGATACCGGTGGCGGGCAGATAGCGGTACCGCCAGATCGACCTGATGAACATCCCACGGCACCAACGGAGTTGCTGCCTGACGTGGTGCGACAACCCTTCCGGCCATGTGGTGAAGGCCACTGCATTGTGCTGTTGGACAGTCTTACCTGCCAACAACGCGAACATGGTCAGCAGTGAGTCATCGCTGTACTTCACCGGACGACCACCAAAGGTTTCACCTAGATAGGCGTCTTCTGCGTTCCGTACCACATCCGCCTTGTACAGCGCGAACGGTCCAGAGTTCACCAACACGTTGTTTGCCACCGACAACGCAGCACGGCTTGTCAGCTGCCACGTAGTGATGACCAGGTCGATGGTGCGAACCAAGATGCCGTGGTGTTTGTTCAGTGCCAGCACCAGTCCAGCTACCGACGTGACTTCAGGATCGATGAATGGCTTCAACCCGTTCTCGACTGCCTTCGGGTGTAGCAGGGTGTCGCTGTCGATGGTGATAAAGATGTCGGCCATGTCACCACGGAACGTCTGCATCTGGGCGTGCCGCTTGCCCGCGTTGTCTTGTCGAGCCCACTCGAACCCAAGACTGTGGGCGTATGCGATTACGTCCGTGTAATCGACGGACGACCCATCATCGACAACCTGCACCCGATCCACACGGTGAGTCTGATCGGCAATAGACCGCAGCACCTTCATCAGCAGGGCGGGGTCTTCGTTATACACCGGGACGTTCAGGGTCACCTTCATCGCGCCAACGAGGGAATGTTGTCTGGCTGTTTTCAGTTCGACAGGGACATCGAACCAAGCTGCGACCAGCTGCCACGCCAGGAACAGGAACACACCAGCGAAGATGATGGTGAACGGGTAGACACTCTCCCGACGTACCAGGTGCGATACCGACAAGTAGTGGTGGTATGTCCACGCGACGATACCCACCAAGGTCAGGATGAGCGGAAGCATGGTTCGCTTCCGCCCACCCACCTTCACGTCAGGCGTAATCACTTGTCCGTGGCCTTCTTGTTGCGTCGGTAGCCGATACGCACGGCAACAAAACCGACCACGATGGTTGCAGCTGCGAGACCAGCTAACCACAGTTGATTGATGACCAGGCCACCGATACTCAGCGAGGCCAATCCGGTGTAGGGGAGCTTTCCGTACGGCATGTGTCTTGCCCTTCTGTGTTGTTGTGCTGTGTTGGTGTTGACCACCCCGAGCGCGCAGCATCCAGCCACGGTAGTTGTCAGGGTGATAGTCGAATCCGATGTCCCTGATATCGGATAGACAGCGCGACTGCCGGTATCGAAACCGGACCGGGCTAGGAGTGAAGTGCCCGGTACTTCCTGTCAGTCGCTACGGGTGAATCAGAACGCCGTGTCGATTGGTTCGACCTGGATGGTCGCACCCGGATGTCTGACTACCCGCATTAGAGCTTCGTCATGCTTCATGGATCGATAGGCCCGAAAGCCATCGGCCATCACGACGACGTACCAGCATGGGTCGGGCTTAGGTGCCCGACGACGCATCAGGAACCGGGGCTTACGCCTGGTCCCTTTCTTCTTGACAGTTGGTCGAGCTTCAGTTGGTTGACTGCTGAGCAGATTCCCCACCCCGGATCGTGTCCCTTCACGATTGCCCCTTCATGTGGCCCATGGCAGGGGCATCGTAGGCCCGTTGCATGAGTCCAGACAGTTGGGCGGGGCACCTATCGTCCGAACGGACGATGCGGGGTAGCTGGCATCAACTAGACATGACGTAGCCCGGCCAGTTGGGATCGTGGGGGGTACGAATCCGTGGGGCCGGGCTACGTCAAGCGCAGTCTAGTCAGATGCTGACGCTATCGGAAGGACGGCCTACTCTTCTTCGCCGCCGAGCAGCAGGTCGATCAGCGCGGGCTTCTTGACCAGCTTGGGATAGGACAAACCCCATTCGTCGGCCAGGGCCTTCAGGTCGGCAAGGGACATTTCTTGAAGCTGCTCTTCGGTGTACTCTTCCTCGCCCTCGTCGCCTTCCTCTACCTCGGCCTCTTCCTCGGCCTCTTCCTCGGCCTCGTCGCCCTCTTCCTCTTCGCCTTCTTCGAACTCGACGTTGAGGATGTTCTCGATCAGGGCGTCTTTGTCAGCCGCCGCGATGTCTTCGGGTTCGAACTCCAACCCCTTGGCGATCTTGCGAAGGGCCACCAGGGTCATCCCCTGAAGTTCGGCTTCGCGGGCTTCGTACTCGTCGCCACCCTCTTCGGCCTCTTCTTCGGCCTCTTCTTCCGCCTCTTCCTCATCCTCGGGCTCGGCCTCGGGAGCGGCCTTCTTGGCCGCGGTCTTCTTGGCCGGTGCGGGTGCCGCCTTCTTGGCAGCCGGTGCTGCTGTTGCGGTGTCGTCACTGCCGCCCAACGCCACTGCGATCAGTTCAGCGATAGCGGTAGCAAGCGCGTCAACATCGATCTTCGCCACGGTGTAGCTCTCCTTCGGTTGTGTTTGTTGCTTGGGAGGTGTTGTTCTTGTCGAACGGATGGTGCCGTGGTGCTGTTACGACATCCGGCGACGGGCAACCTTGCGTGCGGTTGCCTTAGCCGGGGTTGCGGTTGCCTTCTTGGCGGGACGACGGACGGCGGATCGCACCGGCACATCGTCTTCGTCTTCGTCATCCGCGATGGTGGACTTGCCACCCCGAGCAGAAGGCCGTGTCGCTGCCTTCTTGGCCGGGCGACGACCAGCGGTTCGCGCTGGCTTGTCGTCGTCGTCTTCGTCGTCGCTGTCCGCGTTGTCACCGACCTGCGATTCGAGCAACGCCCACAGGTCCAGCTTCTTGAACCGGTCCATGGACATCCTCGACGGCGATTCGTGGGTCACGTCGTAGGTGGTGTCCAGCCCGCTGCCTTCCCTGCTGAAGTCGTAGTCGCGGTCCAGCACAGTGCCGAACTTCTCGTACCGCTTCAGCATGGTTTCCGCTACCGACTTCGGCATTTCGAAAGCGATCACCTTGCCTTCCGTGACATCGACGGCGTTGACGAGTACCCGCTTGGTGGCACGGATGCCCTGGGCACAGCCTTCACAGTCGTTGTCCCGGCCCACGCACGGTTCGGCGTGGTCTTGCATGAAGTGCTGGTAATACTCGATCCAACCGTCGCCCGGTTCGGTCATGAACCTGACGGTGATCCCCGCTTCGGGGATACGCTGCGTGCCCCCGCCGCCGCCCTTCTTCAGACTCTTACGGAGAGTCTTGGCGTCGGTGGCTTCGGTGGCACGGATCATCGATCTGTTCGCCACGTTCATCCTTCCATCTGATAGTGCAAAGGGCCCGGCACCTGGTGATGCCGGGCGGTGCATTGAATCACGGCTGACTGACAAGAACTACCAGCCGCGAGTCACGGCATATCGATCACCTTCCTCATCTTCAGGACCTGATCCCAACGGTCAGTCAGGTCTTTGGACAGTTGATCGGCCACCGCGTCGAACGATGCCCCTTCACGGGTCGCGGTGTACGAAGCCAGTTCGACCCAGCCGTCAGCGATTGAGTCCGTACCATCGGCACGGCTGTCACGTATGACGGTGATGGTCACGATGAAGTTGGGGTGCACGGCTTCCGATGCGTTCGGGCACACGTCATGACCGAACGACTGTGGGGTTGGTACCCCTTGTTCCTCCGCTGTCTTGGCGACAGCTTCGGTGTCGATGACGATGGGGATGCCGCACCCCTTGTTGCAAACGACTTCGACTATCAAGTCGACACACCCTTCCAGCTTTCAGGGAGAAAGCCACCCTGGGTCAGCCAGCCGTCCAATGCGGTGAACAGTTCGCACATCCGGTCGCCATTGTCAGTCAGATACTGACTGCCCAGTTCCGTACGCATGATGGCACCGGCCCTGTCAGCTTCGTAGTAGCCATGCACCAGCGTGCGGAGTTCGTTCAGTGTTGCTTCGGGGTCCACTGCGCCTCTACTTCCTTCTTGGGTCGGCCTACCTTCTTGGTGGACTTGATGACCCGCAGCTTGTCGATGTCAGCTTCCGAGTACAGCTTGACTCGCACCCCACCGATCCAGGTTTCGTTTTTCAGAACGATACTGCCGGTGTCTTCCCACCGCTTCAAGGTGGATTCAGATCGACCGATGATACGTGCGGCCATACTCCGCGTGTAGTAGCCATCGGGTATGCGTGGTGTGATGTGGTCTGTCGGTTTGACATTCATGAGGGTCATCACGAGCGCTTTCTACTTGAAAGGTCAGCCGCTGCTGATAGCGTCTGCCGCTGCCTGGCACCCGTTCGGGTGACAGTGGCTGTGGTCATCGTGTTCGTGCTGGTTGAGGATGGCTGCACCGGCTGCGCTGCTGGACACACACGCCTTGTGCACGATGCCGATATGGCCGTTGATCGGGTTGCCGCAGATCAGGCACCATTGCAAGATGATGTCGGACTGGCCCAGTAGCTGTTCGACACTGCCGTTCATGATGGTTTCCGTGGAGACCAAGGATGTCAACCTGACAGACTCTTCATCGTCACCGAACTGGATGTCGATGTCCGGCATTTCCTGGTCGGTCAACAGGATGGCCACCGGAATCACGACGGTTGTGTTGCCATCGATCTGGTGCATATCAATCAGCACCACGACCGACTGGCCCTTGTAAGTACCGGGGCATGGGAATAGCACGTGCTTGTCACTAGTGGCAAGGGTGTGCTTGGCCATTTCCAGCAAGGCGAGGTACCGGGGTCCGACATCCCGTGGCAAGCTGTCGAAGTCAGGCATGGGCACTGTCCCTGTCGTCGGCTTGCAGCAGGTCAATCAACTGAGCTTTGGTCAACCCGCTGTACCCGTGCAGCCCACGGTCCTTGCACATGCCCCGCAGGTCGGCGGCGGTGTGGTCGTCGTAGTCGTCTGCCGGGGTGCTGTTCACCACCCCGAGCGGCTTGGGCTGCACGATTGTCACCTTGACAGGCTTCACGTGCAGCTTGGCCAACTCGTCCTGGGTGGCGTTCTTCCAGCCGTCCAGCTTCAGGCAGGCACACTGCCGCCGGACCTTCTTCCCCCGCAGTCGCACGACGTTGCTGAAGTCGTGGGCGTGGGCCTTGGTGTTAGTCATCAGGGTCCTATCTGTTGTCTGCATGACAGAGTGCCACGCAGCTGGTATGTGAACTGGGTCGGGTTACAGACTATCGCTAAGCACCCGTGCGTGGATCACCGCTTCCCACGCGGTGCTTAGTTCTTCCCACATGTCGTCGTCCCTTAGACCAAGTGAGAAACCGTATTGTTCGGCTTCGTCAGCTGTCAGGGTGAAAGGTGCACTGGGTGGTGGCGCATCATCCGGTGCCAGGATGTTGGGGACCACGTTGAAGTAGCCGCCGAAGACATACCCAAGCACGCACATGCACGGGTTCTCCATCGCCAGCCTGCCGAAGATGCGCCAGTACCAATCGGGCACGTAGGTGTCCAACCACTTGGCACCGTGCATCACCCGCACACCCAGTGACGATCCGGTGTCCGTTTCCATTCCGGCTTCGATCACTAACTCGGTGCGGGCGTCGTGTGCGGCCCCGTGGTTCTGATAGTTCGTGGGGCAGTCGTCCACGGTTGTTTCGCGGACCATGCCTCCACCGCACGCCTGACAGATGCAGGCGTCCCATGGCTGGGCACGACAGGTAGGGCACGGGAAGACCAGTGCCACGGTGTTGAGCAAGTCGGGTGTCATGACGCCACCCGTAGCTGACGCCGGGACACGGCACCCATCCTGGCCAGCTGTTCCCTGAGCAGGTCTTCACGAGCCAGCCGACCGCTGCCCGGTTCCAGCAAGTAGCCGGGCTGGTATCGGACCTGTGTCTTCTTGACAAGCCGGAAGCTGCCGTCGAACGTCTGCACCTGGACGGCACGTTCACAGCGCATACAGGTTGACGTACGAGTGAACTCGATCAACCTGCCACGACTGCTGTAGGTCAGGTTCCAGTCGCCGTCGTATCGCCAGGCGTGCTGGTGCCGGTCCCGACATTCCAACACCGCGTCGTTCATCGAGGTCAGCGCGGTCTTGGCGTCGGGGGTCTTGCGGTTGCGAGTGGTTGGCATGTGTGTTCCTTGTCTGTCCGATAGTCAGGTGACACCAAAGACCCAGGGTGGGTGCCCATCCCTCCGAGGCACCACCCTGGGTCGTCTGCGGTGGTTGCTAGTTGACAACCGACGTGCGACGAGTCCGCCTAGTCCTGCGGGCCGGGCGCTTGGACTTCAGGTAGGCGTTCACCACGTCCTGGGCGATGCGGCCACGTTCGGCAACGGGCTTGCCACCCCAGTGTTCGGCTGCCCACGTACGGACCTCATCGTTAGACACCTTCGGTTTCGCTGCCGCCTTCCGCTGGCGCGGGACTGGTGTGCTGGTACCGGCGTCGGTGCCATCGACTGCCTTGGGCTTGTGGCTGACCTTGATGTACGGGGCCAACGTCCGCAGGAACTCGGCACGGTTCTTCTTCGACAAGTGCACTTCGTAGCTGTCGCCGTTGACGCTGAACACCACGGCTTCGGCGTTGGGAGTGTCATCGAAGTCGTCGTGCTGCACTACGTGGATGCGTGTGGTCATGCTGTCGTCACTTCTTTCTGGTTACGAACCGACGCTTGGGTGCGT